CCCCCATTGAATTGTGAATCCTGTGCTACTCTCCCTCGCCCAACCATTAGTACCTTTGGAGATTGTCCAATACCCAAAGGTACCACCTCCTGTTGGAGTGCCAATATATAAATTATTTCCATTAGCCTGTAAACGTATATCATAATCTGTATTAGATGAGCCTGTAATATGGAAATCTATATACTGCCCTATTTCCATTACCCCATCGCTTGCAATATATGCAGCCTTATCAAGATAGGCAGTATTATTTGACATATCTTTAGTTGAGATAGTACCTAAAGAGTTTATAGCATTGGTTAAATCACTTTGTTTAGCTAATGTACCATCATATTCTAAACTATAATGTCTATTCCATACAAAAGTTCTATCAGGATAATTATAATTATAGTAACCTTTCCATATAGATGATACGTTTATAGAGGAGTCTACTAAATTACAAGAATAAAATTCCACATCTAAAATATCTTCAGTAAGTTTAGTTGCTTTAAATAGCCCTAAACCATAAGGATATAAATCATCATTTAAGTTATCATCTGAACGGTTTATATTATGGTAGTATTCCAATACACTGTTTATTGGTAATGCGGAGTGAATAATTAAAGGAGTGATAAAATGACATATATTATTAGATTTGACGAGAATGGAAATCGTCAAGAAACTTATGTAAAAGAAGAAATGACTGAAGAAAGAATACAAGAACTTTTAGATGAAGGTTATATAGAGATTAATGAGGAAGATTATCAATTACTTATAGGTAATACGGATGGTAAAGTTCATATACATAAGGAAGTAGATGGTGAAGTAGTTTATGAAGAAGAGCCGCCTTACGTGCCAACACAAGATGAGTTAGATGAGCAAGAAGCGGCGGTAGCAAAAAATGAATTACAAACTTTAGCAGTAAATGCTATGATGATGTCATTAGCAGATGATGATTTAGTAGAAACAAAGAATACTTATCAAACTAAACTGCGTTCTATTAGTGATGGAGCGGCATTAAAAGTACCTGAATTATTTCCGCATTGGAGTGGAAATAGTAAAGAGTATGTAAAAGACGATAAAGTATTATATGAGGGCGTACTTTATAAAGTATTACAAAATCATACATCTCAAGAAGGATGGACACCAACTTCTGCGCCCTCTTTATTTGCAAAAGTGCTGACAAGTGAGGGAGAAATATTAGATTGGGAACAGCCTGATAGCACTAATCCTTATATGAAGGGCGACAAAGTAAAATTTAATGGTAAAATATATGAAAGTGTAATAGATAACAATGTATGGAGTCCTGAAGCATATCCGCAAGGATGGAAAGAGGTAGAAGAATGATTGGTGTTTTAGAGATAGTATTAGCAATATGGTTTGTATTAGCAGTAATAATTTGCATAGTATTTAGTTATTGTATTAGTAATCGTACCTCTGCCCATGTAATGACCATGTATGATTTAATTGCGCTTTATATTTTAATATACATAAAGTATTTTATAATATTAGGTGCAGTTTTAGGGGTATGGTATTTATTCTTAATTATATAAGGAGGAAATAAAATGAGTAGTTTAATTGTAGATGGTTCTGTAACTTGGGAACTTATAAATGTAGCAAATAGCGGTAGTAGTGGAAGTACAGCAGAGTCACAGTCTTTTTCTGCCGAAGATTTTACAAAGAATGGTGATGTATATACTTTAGCAGTAACGGCAGAAAGATTACCGCTTGCAGTAGTAGATAGTAATAATAATTCTGTTTTATATGATACAAGTGGCAATAATATTGTTTTGGAAGAGCCTATAAGTGGTAAGTATTACTATAAATTGAAAGTTTAAGGAGTGAGATAATGGATAAATTAAATAATTTAAGGGTAGAAACAATTAGAGCATATTTAAACTCTTTAATAGATGGCGAAAATTTTAGCGAAGAAATTTTGGCAAAGTATATTGATACTTATTTTAATAGAAAAAGTTTAATGACTACAAATAAGACTACTGTAACAATACCTGCGGGGATGGTTTTAAGGATAAATGATAATGTGTATTCTACTGATACAGATAAAACATTGACATTGAATTTAGCAAATAGAAACGGTAAAGATGTTTATGTATATGCAGTAGAAAATAATGGATTAGATTTTGTGTTATCTTTAAATTCTACTGTACCCAATGGTTATAATGCAGATAATAGTAGAAAAATAGGTGGTTTCCACTGTTTATGTGCAAACGTGGGTACGATAAGCGGTCATACATTAAGTGGTTATGTAGCAGGTGATATATTACCGCAATCAGTATGGGATTTAATCCATCGCCCAAAATGTTCACCTGAAGGAATGGTTTATATCCCTGAAGTAGATATATGGATGGATATTTACTTAAACTCGTGGAATGGAAGTAAACTTGTGAGTGTAAATGGTGGAACAACAGCAGATGGTGCTTCTACAAAGAAATTTCACGGTGAACAGTTTGTAGAAAGGCTTGCTGATATAAAGAAAAGATTGCCGTGGAGATATGAGTTTCAGATGGCGGCAAAAGGAAGTAATGAAGGTACTAATATACAAGGTAGTACAGATGCCAATACAACTGGTGGACACGTTGATACAGCGGGCAGAAGAATGATAAGTAATTATGGGCTTGAAGATGCTTGTGGTTTCTTATGGCAATGGGCAAGTGATGTTGGTGTAAACGGTTCAAGTGGTTGGAATGATTCTGTATATAATAGTGGTGTAGATGACCAGTCTTATGGTAGAAGCTATGGTACTTTGTACAGGGCGTTACTCGGCAGTCACTGGCCTAACGGTTCGGGTTGCGGTTCTCGTTCGGTTGCTGTCTCTCATGCTTCGGCGCTTGTGATCTCCTACGACGGCGGGCGTGGCTGTGGTGAGCCGCTCCATAAACTTGGGAATTGAATTGGCGTAGCCCATTAATTCAAGTTAATGCGGTGTTTAAATTGATATAAACTTGGAGAGGTAATGTAGACAACCATCTCGTACCCCCAATTTATATATAAATAGTTGCAACTAAAGGGTAGAGGTTATAAAGGCGAAACTCGGCAGTAACTGGAATAACAGTTCGAGTTGCAGTTCTCGTTCAGTTAATGTCAATAATGCTTCAGCGAATGTGAACTCCAACAACGGCGAGCGTAGCTGTAGTGATACGAAGGTATCATACAATAGGTATAAAGCTAATCCTTCGGCTGAATCTCTATCCTCTGCGAAAGCAGAAACACATTACAGGATGGTAAAGGGGTTAGTAGTTAAGGCGAAAATCAATTTACCTAAATACCTAAATAGCATTTTGACACTCTTTATAAAGAGTGTTAATTTGTTAAACTTTTTAATAGAGAGGGTGCTTTTCAAATACGAAGATATGGAAATCTTTGGAATAGAATTATTGATATTGAAAATCTTAAAACTGCTGAATTAAAAGCGGGAAAAGGTAAAGGAAATTTATCAGAGGTTATTAAAGTAAGAGAAAATTTGGAAGCTAACCTATTATCATTACAAAAAGATTTAATGGATGGAAACTATAAGAACTCCATTTATAGGATTTATTCAATGTATGAGCCTAAATTGCGTTTAATTTATGTACTTCCATATTATCCTGATAGAATAGTACATCACGCTATAATGAATGTGTTAGAGCCTATTTGGGATAGTTTATTTATATACGATAGTTATGCTTGCCGTAAAGGTAAGGGGCAGCATAAGGGAATGATAAAATGCTCTGAATATGTAAGAAAGTATAAATATTGTGCTAAACTTGATATTTCACAATTTTATGTAAATATTGACCATTAAATATTGAAAATAATATTGCGTAAAAAGATTAAAGATAAAGATTTATTAAGTATTCTTGATATAATAATAGATAGCCTTGCAACAAGAGAAGCTAATATAGGTTATTTGAAGAATTTTGAAGGGCGTAAAGATGCTGATATAATGCGTGGAAAACTTGAAAGATATGTAGAGGAATTTGGTCATAGAAAGGCGGGCGTACCTATTGGAAATTATCTTTCACAGTGGTTTGGTAATCTATATATGAATGAATTAGACACTTATATAAAGTATGATTTAAAATGTAGTGCATATATAAGGTATTGTGATGATTTTATAATTTTCGGTAACGATAAGAAGGAGTTACACGAGGTAGCTGAAAAAGCGAAGGTATTTGCTTATGATAAGTTAAACCTGTTATTAAGTAAAAGTAATGTATTTCCTATAACGCAAGGTGTAGACTTTCTTGGTTATAGGACATTTCCTAACAACTGTGTTTTATTAAGAAAGAGTACAGCAAAAAGGATAAAACGCAGGTTTAGAAAATTGGATAGTTTATTAAAGACTGCTGACTTAGATTTGGACTATGCAAGAGGTATGGTAGCCAGTACAGAAGGTTGGATAAAGTGGGCAAATACCTATAATTTTCGTAAAAGCATAAAATTAGATTCTGTTAAAGAAAGGATTGAGTTATTAATGAGAGGTATACCAAAAGTATTAAGTTCTAAAGAGGATTACTATTATATGGCAGAAAATTTCAACGAGGAAGTTTGGAAGCCTTTATGGGGTAATCTATTATTTGATGATTATATTTGGGTTTATGCAGGTGAGGTAGAAAAAGCAGGCAAGAATACAGATACAGTTAAATATGAAACAATGGAAGAAAATGGTAAGACTACCATTTTAAAATACGAATATGTAGAAAATCCGCAGAGTCTTTATAAAAACCTTGGTTTTACAAAAGATGAGATTGTGAAAAAATTGGGGGCATAAGATTGGATAAGAAGGAGTTTAGTAGAAAGTTAAAGTTAGCTAATGTAAATACATTAAAAACATTAATACCTGCTCTTGGTTTACATAGAAGAAATGAAGAAATATTAATGTTAAAGTATGTAAATCAAGATAGTCTTTGGGATATATCAGAAAAGATGGTTCTTACCTATGAATCGGCAAGTAATTTATTAAGCACTTCGAGGCTTGAAATGAAACGCCTTATGAATGATGATTATGAATTATATCCTAAAGAGATACAAATTCTTATTGATAAGATGTTAAAATAGTATTGAAAATGAATGTGGCAATTTTGCCAAAGTGTGGTATAATAGTATTATGGAGGTAAGAAATTATGCTATATAATAATAATTATGGAAATGGTTTTAGTTACCCTGCGCCTAATAATGGCGTTAATTATAATAATTGGGATATGAATAGACAAACAAGTCCTGGTCTAAACAGTTTGTCTAATTATGTTCCTAATAATCAATCTGCAAGAGTGTACTTAAAGGCATTGCCTGTAACATCTCTTGAAGAGGCAAAGGCGGCAATAGTAGATTTAGATGGTAGTATGTATGTATTTGTTAATGTATCTCAAGGAGAGATTTATACTAAACAGTATAATTTAGCAAATGGTACATCAGATTTCTTAACCTATAAATTGTATCAGCCTACAAATGTTCAACCTGAAGAGTATTTTAAGAAGTATGATGATACTTTGAGAAAACTTGTAAATGATGTTGAAAAGCTGAAAGGAGAGATGGGCAATGTTAGACCAATCACTAATGCAGGTTCTGCAAATGGCGGCTCAAATAAGAAACAATCCTAATCCTGAACAAATGTTTATGAGGATGTTTGGTAATAATCCCGAAGTACAAGGGATTATGAATCAGTATAAGGGAATGAATGAGCAGCAGTTACAAGGAATGGTACAAAATTTGTGCCAACAAAGAGGTATTGATTTCAATGCTATTATGCAGGTTATGCGGGGAATATAATAAAGAAAGTAAGTTGTTTTTATAATGGAAAACGCTTCTATTGTTCCAGTAATGGATGTAAACCGTGGTTATGGTTATGGTGATGGTTGTTATAATGGTTACGGCGGCGGAATGTGGTTTATGTGGATTATTGTTTTATTTGCCTTAATGGGTGGATGGGGCAATGGTTATGGTAGAAATGGTGCAGGTCTTACTCAAGTAGAAATGCAACAGGGTTTTGATACACAGTCTATACTGCGTAAATTAGATGGTATTAATAACGGTTTGTGTGATGGTTTCTATGCACAGAATACTACAATGCTTCAAGGTTTTAACGGTGTTCAGCGTGATCTTTGCACTGGCTTCTCTGCTATAAATGCAGGCATTGCAGAAAATCGTTTCGCACAACAGCAGTGCTGCTGCACTTTGCAGAATGAAATTCAGAATGTAAAAGCTGAAAACTATAAAAACACTTGCGAAATCACTAATGCTATCCACGCAGAAGGTGAAGCAACTCGTGCATTAATTAATCAGAATGTAATGCAGGGACTCCGTGATAAATTAGCTGATAAAGACCGTGATTTGCAGTCTGCTAACTTCCAGTTAAGTCAGCTTTCTCAAACTGCAAATATTATCGGTACTTTAAGACCTTTCCCACAACCCGCTTACATAACCGCAAGTCCTTATCAATCTGTAAGTAATTATTGTGGTTATGGCGGTTGCGGTTGCTAATTAATTTTGGGGCAGAATTTTCTGCCCTTTATTTTTAAAATAAGGAGTGATTATTAATGTGTCCTTCTACTCTTAATACTGTGAATACAGCGTCAGAAGCATTAGTGGCTAATGCTTTTATTGATTTTAGCACAAACAATGTATGCAGTGGTTGTCATATTAAACACGTTGCAGGTAGTACAACTATTAATTTGTGTGGAGAAGGTATTTATTTAGTAGAGGTAAATGTAGATGCAGTACCTACTGTTGCAGGTTTATATTCTATTAAATTAGTAAATAATGGTGTAGATGTAAATGGTGCAGAAGCGTCTGTAACAGGTGCAGTAGGTTCTACTGATAATTTAAGTTTTACAACTTTAATTAGGGTTGCTAAACCATGTGCTTGTAATCCCAATATGGGCGCAAGTTTACAAGTACAGGTAGATACTGCTGTAACACTTACTAATGCTTCCATGACTGTTGTTAAAGTAGCATAATTTTCTTACCATAATTAAAGTGGTGATTTTATGGAGAAAGAAATTTTAGAACTTCTTTTAGATGCCACTTCTAAATTGGCAGAGGTAAATCAAGCACAGAAAGCACTTGCTGAAGATTTAAAAGAGAAAGCAAAAGAACTTGAAAAGCACGGCAAGGATATTGCCGTGCTTGAAGTTTCTTTAAAGAGTGTTGATAGAGGGCTTGAAACGGAAAAGAAGTTAAATAGGGATAGGCAAGTAGATTTTTCTAAATTATTGGATGATAAAATGGAAAATATATATAGAATGGCTTCTATAATTGCTTTTATTATATCTTTAATAAGTTCAATTTTATTAGGTATTTTAAAGTAGGTGAGAAAGTGAATAATTTATTAAATACTATTAAATCTAAAATACCTAAACTTCTTAATAAGTTAAGGGTAGGTTTAGAGAATATGCCTAAACCTGTGAAATATGTACTCATAGGGTATATATTAATAGTTGCCATTGTTTTATTATTATATTTAGGTTGTTGGATATATCTATTTGTATTAGACAAAGTGATGTTATCAGAACTTTTAGCATACTTGAGAATATTAATTGACGGTTCTATGGTAGGTTTCGTAACTTTTATTTTAGGTATGCTTGTAGATACTAATAACAATGGCACTCCTGACGCTTTAGAGGAAGGTGAGGATAAGAAATGAGGATTTTTATAAATCCTGGGCATTGCCCTGGTATTGATTCGGGTGCAGTAAATCATATTTTAGGTATTACTGAAGCTGATACAGTTCTTGAAATAGGTAATTTGTTAAAAGGTTATCTTGAAAATGCAGGTTTTGAGGTAAAACTCTTGCAGTCTGATAATCTTAATCATGATGGTATAGGGGAATGTGTTGTAGAATCTGCTAATAGTTACGCTGATTTATTTATTAGTTTACACTGTAATGCTTTTAATACAGAAGCTAAAGGTACTGAAACCTGTGTTTATAGTTTATATGGTGCAGGTGCAAAATTAGGGCAATGTATACAAAATCAGCTTGTAAGCACTATTGGCACAGTAGATAGAGGTTTGAAAGAACGGACAGGATTAGTGGTATTAAATTCTACTTCAATGCCTGCTGTTTTAGTAGAAATTGCCTTCATTGATAATATGGACGATGCAAATATTTTAGTAAATAAAAAAGATGATATTGCAAGAGCCATTGCAAGAGGTGTAACAGATTATTTACAGTAACAAGAGTTATCTCTTGTTACTTTTTTTATTTATAAGACTTGACAAAATGCAGAAAGTATGGTAATATATGTACAGAGGTGATAAAGTTGGTTATAGAGGAAAATAACAATTTAAGGCTTTGTATTAAAGATAGTGATGGATTACTTGTAAGTTTTTCTGATAAGGGTGATGTTTATTTTTCTTTAAGGGCAATTATGTTACCACATAAAGATAGTGATAAACTTTGGGATTTGATTTTTAAAGTAAGGAAGGAGTTTTTTGGTATTGATAAAAGTAGCATACAGTAATTGTAAAAGAGTATTCTGTTTAACAGAAGAACAAAAAATGCAGATAAGAAAAGATTTAACTTTCAAAAATCCTGCCTATGAGAGTGTGCTAAAGTATAGTAAATATGCTAAAACAAAAGTACCTCCATATTTGCATTACTATAAGGATAATAAAGCATTTATTGAAGTTCCTATGGGCTATGTTCTTAAAATAGATGATTTTGAGGTAGTAAATGATTCAAGGGTAGTAAATACTGTGGGATTCCCTAAATTTGTTTTAGAGTTAAGGGATATACAAAAGCAGGCTACTGAAGCGTGGTTAAATAGTAATTATCCATACGGAACTCTTGTATTACCAACTGGTAGCGGAAAAAGTCTTTGTGGCATTTATCTTGCAGGGCGAATGTCTGAAAGCACTCTTATAGTTGTTAATAAAGATGATTTAATTGAAGGGTGGAAAAAGGATATTGAACTTGCATATAATGGAGAAGCGGATGTAGGGCTTGTAAAAGGAAAAGTATTTAAACTTGGTAAGCATTTTACACTTACTACAATTCAAACTCTTTCACGTTTAGGTGAAGTTAAACTTAAACAGCTTTATGAGCATATTGGTTTTATTATTTGTGATGAAGTGCATCATGTTGGCGCAGCAAGTTATAAAGTATTATTTAATTTTCCTGCAATGTTCAGGTTAGGGCTTACAGCTACAAAAATGCGAAATGACGGGCTTGTTGATGTGGTAGATATAATTTGTGGGGGAACAGTTTTTGACGGCTCAAAACTAAAATCTGACGCTATAATAGCCCCTGAAAACATACGCATAAGGGTAAGAAAGAGTAATGTGAAATGGTATCATAAGAAATCTTATTATGATGCTAAAACTCTAAAAGATATACATAGTTTTGTGTATAAGGGTAATCAATATGTGGGGGGGACTCCTGAATGGCGTGATATGTGTAGTGAATTTGAAGCATTAGGCAAGATAAAAGCCTATCCTTTAAGATTGCATGAAGCATACGCTAAAATTGCTAATGATGATAATTTTAATAGGATGATATGTGCTGACATTAAAAGGAACTATGATGAGGGAAAATCCTGTATAGTATTTTGTAAGACTATTGAGCAGTTAGATAATCTATATGAAATGCTCTTACCTTCCTGCCCCAAAATTCAAAAATTTTATGGTAACATGGGCGACTCTAAAGAAGAGGTTTTGAAAAAGGCAGAGAGTAAAGAAGTATTAGTAACATTAGCCACTGTTGCAATAGCTACTGAAGGTACTAATGTTAAGTCATGGGAAGTAGGATTTTTAGTATCAAGTGTAGCTAACGAAAAAGATTTAATTCAAATAATAGGCAGATTGAGGCGTACAAAGGAAGGAAAAGAAAAAATAATCTTTTATGATTATCGTCATCCTTTTGTATCAGGTATTTGTTATCATGGTTATAAGAGAGATATTTTTTATAAAAACATGGGTATATTTAATATGGAGGTAGAATAGTGAAAAAAATAGATGTGGTTGTAGTGGAGGAAGAAAAGAAAATTGATTTAGATACTTTGTACGATGAATATGTAATGTATACAAAAACTATTTCAATGGCAGAGAAAAGACGCAAAGAGATTAAAGAGTTATTAAAGGACAAGTTTGTAAATAAGGATGGTAGCGGTAACTATTGGATTGAAACTTCTAATGGTAACTTTAAAAATGCTTTAAGAATCACTAAAGAAATTGACCCAATTATGGCTGACCCTATCCTTAAACGCTTGCACATTTATGACAAGGTAGTAACTTTTGTACCGCAATATGATTTAAATGTCTTGACAAATTACATAAAAGATGGTACAATAAATAAAGAAGATTTGAGTAAAATGTTTAAGCAAAAGGAGAGTTATGCACTTTATGCAGTCGAAAAAGCGGAAACGCAGGAAGAAGAAATCGAATAAGGAGTTCTGCGCACAGCATTTTAAAGATTGGGCAACTATTGGCAGAATTATTAAGGTTAATGGAAAAGAATTAAGGGTCTATACTACAGCTAAATTAGTAGAAGCCTTTTCTGCTTATGGTATTCCACGAACTTATCAAACTATTAATTTATGGCGTAAAAATGGTATTTTACCTGAAAGTCCTATTATTATTAATAGAAAATCTTATTATACAAGAGCAATGATTGAAGCTATTGTACTCACATTTATTGAATGTGGAGCGGATAAGAAAAGTTCTTGGAATGATGTATTAAAGAGCAGATTACAATTAGCAATCAAAGAAGCATTAGAAAGGGAGTTATTAGATGAATAAAGGTGAGAGATTAATTAGATTAGTAAAAAGTCAAACAGTAAATATGGGTAATTATGAAAGTGCAAGAGTTGAATGTGGTTTTGAAACTATTGTAGATGAGAAGGATTGGGAAAAAGAAATTCAAAGACTTTCTATTCAAATTGATAATGTATTAGAGGAAGAATTTAAGGGGCTGCAAGGCTAATGTTTTATAATAAAGCAATGAGCAAGGTTTTATTTGGTAAAGCAGTAGTTACATCTAAAGCAGAGGGTGTTTTAAAATCTGCTTTAGATGTAGAAAACTATACCGCTGATGATTTTATGAAATACTGGAAAACTAAAGCAAAAGAAAAAGATATTATTTATGTTCCTGTTAAATACAGTGATCGAGCAATTATTAAGAGTCTTATGAAGAATTTTAAGAGTAGTGAGATTAAAATAATGATGGATTATCTTTGGGATAGTGATGAGAGAATTTATACTAAAGATGGTGTATTAAATTATACATCTTATGGGCTTTTTCTTTTATCTAATAAATGGTTAAATGGTATTTACAATAAGGCAATTAGGTGGTATAATAATTATAAAGAAACCCCTGTAAGGGGTAGGGAAGCAGTTAAGGAAGGTGTTACTATTGAATTTTAAACGAGGAACAAGAGATGTTATTAGTAGTGAAGCACTTACTTTAATGGGTATTCCTGTTACTTATCAAGGTTTGACATGGAAAGATTTTAGGTTTACAAATGAGGGACTCAAAAAGGTATTGACTGGTTATACAAGTCATTGTGATGAAATGTATAGAGATAACATTTGTATTCTTTTAAGTGGTAGTAATGGTGTTGGAAAAACTTATGCTTCCTCTATTATCTTACAATATGTTTATTCCTGTTACTATACTGCAAGACTTTTGACTTTTAAGGATTTAATTTCAAAGACTTTTAATAATGAGGATGTAGATATTTATTATAATGTCGATTTTTTAGTATTAGATGAATTAGGAGCAGAGGTCAATCTTAAAAGTTCCTCTGAAAAATCATTATTAGAGGAACTTTTAAAACAAAGATTTTCAAAAGGTTTACCTACAATAATTTGTACAAATTTAGATTTGAATACTATCAAGACAAGGTATGGAAATACAGTATTTTCTATGTTAAGTGAGTATATCAAGATTGATATTACAGGTGAAGATGTGCGGAAAACAACTTTAAGAAGTAAATCCGCATTACAGTATTTGAAATAGGAGGATTAAAATGGTAAAAGAAAAATGTTTTGCTTGTTTGTTAGAAGGTAAGGATAATTATACAATTCGTAGTAAAGCAGGAGAAAATGCAGTACCGTTATGTGATTATCATACACTGGCTGTTTTAAATGGTGATTTATCGGTAGCAGAATTGGATGAGAAGTATCGTGAAAAACGGTGATATTAGTAATAAAACTGCTCCAATAATTGCTATAAATTTTGAAACAATTTTTAACAGAAAACCTACTACAATGCAAAGATTAAGAGGCATATTTGGGGATAGTTTTAAATATAAGTTTAATCCTGAATATAGGGATTTAACTTTAAAACTTTTTGATAAATTTAACATACATATTATATCAACAAAAGAGGATATAAGTGTATATGAGGATGAGTTGTTTGGTAAATATTTATTTTTTAATCAAATTGAAAAGATTTCTCTTAATGAATTATACAGTAATTGCATATATTTGTACAAGTATTATATAGATGAAACACATACCACGGAATTTGTGGAAAATGCTATCAGTTTAGAGAAATTTAAGGAGATGTATTAATGTCAGTAGAAAATTCTTTTTTAAGAAAACTTATTGAAACAAAAGAATGGGAAACTGTACTTAACAAAGATATAACTGCTGACTATTTTTCAGGTGCAAATAAAAGGGCTTTTAAGTGGTTATCTGATTTTAAGGTTAAGTATGGTGAACTGCCTGATAAGGAAACTTTTAAAAAGCATTTTCCTGAAGTCAATCTTAACATTGAAAGTCCTGAAACAGTAGGTTATTATTGTGATGAACTGCGCCGTAAGATTAGGCATAATAAGTTAGTAACTACATTAGAAAAGATAGATAATCTTATAAATGATAGGGATGTAGATAAATGTTATACCCTTTTGGAGAGTTTAATTTCAGAAGTAAATAGTGATTTTACCTTTACTGAAAAAGTTGATTTAGGGGCAAATACAGAGAAGCGTTTTCAAGATTATTTAGTAAATAAAGCTACAGGAGGTATGACAGGTATACCCCTTGGAATTTACCCTCTTGATAAACAAACTGGCGGCATAAAAGAAGTAGATTTAATATCATTCCTTGCCAAGTCAGGTGTGGGTAAAACTTTTTTGTTATGTATTATAGCTTCTAATTTAATTAAAGCAGGTTATAAGACACTTTTTCTTACAAAGGAAATGAGTCCACATCAAATATTAAAAAGGGTGGATGCTATAATGAGTGGTGTAAGTTATAGCCGTTTAAAGGATGGTGCTTTAACTAATGATGAAGAAAGTATTTATAAAGATTATCTTGAGAATATTGCGCCAAAGTATGCTTCTAAATTAAGCATTGAACTTATTATAAATGGTGTAGCAGAGTGCGCAGCTAAAATAGATGCCTATAAACCTGATATAGTTTTAATAGACGGTGGTTATCTTATGAGCGAGGGTAAAGACCCTGAAGATTGGAAAGCAGTGCTATCAGTATTTAAGGCATTTAAAATTATTGCTTTAAACAGGAAAATACCCGTTATTACTACTACACAGCTTACTGATAAGGGTAATATTGCTTATGCTACAAGTCTTAAACAGTATTGTGATGGAATGTGGGCAATGTTACAGGATGAAGTACAGAGGGCAGCTAAAGAGGTTGAAATTCAAACTCTTAAAATTCGTGATGGTGAATGGACACCAAAATTTACAATGCAATTTGATTTTAGGGAAATGAATTATGATGTAGTCTATGCAAATTTTGATGATAAGAAAGAGCGAACATTTAAGGTAGATAAACCACAAACTTTGAAAAAATTATCTTGACAAATTGGTAATTTTATGATATAATAAGTTATACATTAAGGAGGAATTTGAGATGGTTAAAATTTATAATGGTGATTGTATTGAAGTAATGGACGATTTAATTATGAATAATGAAAAATTCACTACAATTATTACTTCACCTCCATATAATACAGCACGGAGATCTAACTCTGAATATAATTTGAAAGCACATTCTGCAAGATATGATATATCGGTGGAGGAAAGAACTTCTGATGAGTACGCTGATTGGGTGGCGGAATTGTTTAATAAATTTGATAAACTATTAGAGAAAGATGGTTGTATTTTATGGAATGTAAGTTATGGTTCAGCCTCCACTACAAGTTCTGAATTTGAGTGTATAAATAGAAGGTTTTTCAGGTGTTGGTATTGAATTATCAAAGGCGCAATGTGATTATGCGAAAGAGAGATTAGGTTTAGTATAGAAGGTGATTAAATGACAGTAGACGAGATGAAAAATTTTTGCAATGAGTTGGGGCTTGAAAAGGTTACAGTTCGTGGCGAGAATATTATGTTTTGCTGTCCTTATCATGGTGAACGTAATCCCTCTTGTGGTATTCATGCAGAGAAAGAGGTAGGTGGTTGTTTTGCTTGTGGTGCAAAATTCAATTTAGTGTCTTTAGTAGCGTTTGTAAAAGACATTTCAATTATGGACGCTTATGAATTTCTTAACAGTTACTTTAATAAAGATTTTAAAATGGCTGTAAGTAGACATAGAAATCTATACGGAGAATCCGATGAAATTAAAGAAAACATATTGTCTATGAGTGCGCTTGCGCCTTTTAAAAGTGGAGAAATTGTACATCCCTATTTATTAAAGAGAGGTTTTAGTGAGGAAGATTTTGTTAAGTTTAAATTAGGTTGGGATGGTGAATTAAAACGTATTACAATTCCCTTCTTTGATTATAGTGGTAATCTTTTAGGGTTTAGTAGTAGGGCAGTATTATCTGAAAAGGACAAAGGCTATAATTCTATTTATGGTAATGAACCTAAATATAAGATTTATAATCATTTTAATGCTAAAGATTATTTCTATCCCATGAACTTGTTTGAACCTAAAGGTGAGATTATTTTAGTGGAGGGTTTATTAGATGCAATTTGGTTATATAGATTTGGTTATACTAATACTCTTTCCATTATATCTGCTCAAATTAGTAAGACACAAATTGAAAAACTTAAAATGTTTAAAGCGGATAAAATTATTTTAGCTTTAGATAATGATAAGGCAGGAGAAGATGGTTGTAAAAGAATTTATAAGCATTTAAAGAATGATTTTACTTTTATGCGTTGTAGATTTCCTGATGGTAAAAAAGATGTACAAGATTGTAATGAAAATGAATTAAAAGTAATGTTTAGTAGTTTGGAAATTTATCCAAAGAGAAATTATAGTTTATATGAATAGGAGAATGTAAAGTGAAAAGTTTTTTTCAAAAAGGTTTTGATGCAGTTAATAAAATGAATGAAGAAGCAAAAGCAAATTCAGGTAGAACTGGTATTTATGATTTTTATGTAAAAGATGGGGAAGAGAAACTTATGCGTTTCTTAACTGATGAGCCGCTTTCCTTTTATGCTCATACTATTAAAGTAGGTACTGTACCTCGTGTATTTGTATGCACTGGTGAGCCTGATTGCAAAGGCTGTCAGCAGCCTGACAGTTTTGACGCAAGTAAACTTAATAAACGCTCCATTAAATCTGCCTTCCTTGTACTTGATGGTACTGTAACTACAAAAGATGAGGTAGTAAATGGCGCACCTACTGGTAAAGTTATTGAGTATACTGACCAAGTAAGAGTAATGGTGAGAGGTACTTCTGATGTTGCAGCTATTCAGCGTAATAAAGAAAAGTATGGTTTACTTGATAGAGCATACTATGTAAGTAAGAATGGTAAGAAGAATCCTTATAACTTTGATAGAGTAGATGACTGCCCCGCAGGTAAAGACCCATTGTACTGGTCTAAAGCACCTTTAACGGAGGAAGCCAAAGAAAAGATTATTGAATCTCTGCCTGAAAAATATAAGGAGATTGCAAAGACTGAAGGTTTTATGGGTGTATTACAGAGTTTGTTTGTACCTTATGGTGAAACTGAAGTAGAAGAGCCTAAAGAAGTACAGCAAGCTACTGGACTTAAAAGACTTTAAGGTATAATACTAAAGCCCCTGCGAATGGGGCTTTAGTTTATTAAGGAGTATGTTATGTTAGCAAATAGAGAGATTATTGCAAGGAAAATTGGGACAATGCAGAATGTATCACTTAATGAGGCAAGAAAGATGGTAGACAATGTATTACTCGCTATTGAGGATTTAACTAAAGACGGATATAAGCGTTTTAGGTTATATCCTATTATGGATTACCATATTGCAGAATCAAAGCCCAAAAAATATCATAACGTGCTTACAGGACAAATGGAATATGCTAAAGTAACACGCATTGTGCCAAGTATGACAGAGAGGTATAGGAAAGTAGTAAAGGAGAGTAAAGATGTTTCACCAAAAATATTTTAATTTAAGTATTGTGCAGGAACATTCTTTAGACTCCTTTTTTGCTTTATTTGAAAAAGCAAAGATGGTATATTTTGATACTGAAACTTCGGGGACAAGCGTAAGGTGGACAGGAAAAGATTATGTAGTAGGTTATACGTTTGCTTTTGAAGATGAAGTATCTAAAGATGTATTTTACGTTCCTGTAAGGCATGATTTTGAAGGATTATATAAAGAGAATAATCGCTTTAGACTCGTTCCTCCAAAATTTTTTAACCCTAAATATTTTCCCGATTTTGATAAATCAAAGTTTGAAGGGGAATATTACAATGTAGATGCTTATAATTTTGCACAGAGATTGAGATTAATAATGGAAAATGAGGGCAAAACATATATTGCCCATAATATAGATTTTGACTTACACGCCATTGCTAATGAAGGTATAGATATAGTAAAAGTTTTTAATAAAAATATTATTGAAGATACAATGGTAATGGTTCATACTATAGATGAAACTGTGGAAAAGAATTTGGAAGCAGTAACTAAAATGATTTATGGCGTAGAAAAGTCACATTATAGTGATGTTATTAAGACTGTTACAAATGATGAGAAATTATCAGTAGGTATAAAAGCCAATGCTAATGCCGCTTTTATGCAAGTACAGATTCCTATTGGTGGACAATACTCTGCCGAGGACGTATGGTTTATGAAACAGATGTTTCCGCAGCTTATTGAGGGCTTAAAGAATGAGGGAATGACGGATTACTATTATAAAGTGCGTATTCCTTATCTTAAAGTGTTGTGGAAAATGGAGCGAAAAGGTTTTAGAATTGATACACAACTTTTGGAGAAAATGTCTAAAGAAGCAGAGGTAGAGATTAAAAATCTCGAGTATAAGCTATATAGTTTAGCAGGGGTAGAATTTAATCCTTCAAGTTCACAAAATCTCTATGAGTTATTATTTGGTTTTAAAAAGAAAGCTGTACAGCTTAATGAGAGTGCGCAGAAAGCGTATGATGAAGTAGCAAAGAATTTGGCGACAAAAGATAAATTAAGCTATAAGAAACAGTTAATGTCTGAAAGGGCAAATGTAATCTTTAAGGAAAGTTATAATAAAGATTTTGTAAGTAGAAATTTTGGTTTCAAAGTGGTAGAGTGGACAGCAGGAGGGCAATATGCCTATGAGGAATTAAAAACGCCAAAGGTAGGTAAAGATGAGTTAAAGAAATTAAAACGCCAAAAAGTATCAGAAGAAGCGCATAAATTTATAGATTGTCTTACTGATTATAAGAAGTTAGTAAAATTAAAAAGTGCTTTTATGGATGGACTTTGGGATTTAATTTATGAAGATGGTAAAGTGCATTGTAGTTTTGGATTGTGTGGTACAGATAGTTTCCGTTTATCTTGTCAACAACCTAATCTTCAGCAACTTCCTCATCCGTTAGAAGAGCCTAAAGAGGGTGAAGATAGAACTTATTTTGATTTTTGGGATAGGTTTGAAATAAGAAAACTTTTTATAGCAGATGAAGGTTATTCAGTAGTAGCAGCCGATTATCATGCTTTGGAAAAATTTTTAACTGCACATTTATCTCAAGATAAAATGCTTATTAAAATGATGGTAGAAAACCTTGACCCTCATGGAACAGTAGCTACTTTGGTTTTTCCTGAACTTAAAGATGTAAACCCCAATGATGTTAAAAAGATTGCCCCTGAAAAAAGGCAAATAGCTAAAAAGATAGGCTTTGCTGTAGATTATGGAGGCACGAGTATAGCAGTATCTAAAAACCTTGAGATTAGTAAAGAAGAAGCACAGGGATATATTGATAAATATTTTGAGGGTTTCAGCGGTTTACACGCTTATGATAAGGCAGCAGTAAAGTTTGCAAGAGAAAATGGCTATGTAAAAACTTTAGGTGGACATAAAAGACATCTTTGGGATATAAATAGTGAGGATATGAGAGTACGTTCTTATCTTGAAAGAGTAGCAGTGAATGTGCTTTCGCAGGGTAGTGCTGCTGATGCAGTAGCATTTGCACAAATTGATTTGGATAATGATACAGTTCTTAATTCTATTGGTGCATATCAAGTAAGTTCTGTACACGATGAGGTTGTAATGATGTGTCCTACAGAATTTGCTCATTTATGTCAAGATAGAATGAAGTATATAATGAGTCATTGTATGCCAAGGAGAGGTATTCATTTAACGATTCCGCTTGAAGCAGAAACCGATTGTGGTCATAGTTACTATGAAGCTAAATAAAGGAGGAAATTATGGCAGATATAAATACACTAATAAAAGATATAAACAAACGCTTTGGCGTAAATGCCATCCGTAAGGGCGCAGATATAAATGATGAAATGAATTTCAAAATTCCTTTAGGTAGTGTATCACTTAATGACGCATTAGGTGGTGGCTTACCTTCGGGGCGATATATTACACTTGCAGGGCAAGAGAGTAGTGGTAAATCTTTACTTGCTTATAAAGCCATTGCTGCTGTACAGAATATGTATAAGAAGAAAATAACTAAAGGCAATTTTGAATATGAGGTAGTAGCTGATGATGGTGATATACCTCTACAAGCTGCCTTAATTCAAATTGAAAGTGGTAGTTATAGTGAGGAATGGGGAGCGCAGAATGGTATTGATAATGATAAATTACTATTTTGTCAACCTGAAGGTATGGAACAAGCATTAGATATTGCAGTAGAATTGCAAAAAGCGGGTGTGGAATTTATTGTGATAGATTCTATTGCTGCCATGTTACCCACAAAGTATATTGAAACAGATATTTCTGATACTGCTCAAATGGGTATTAAACCATTGAAATTACAGACTTATCACGGTAAATTTCAAAGTTTTAATAATACTTTGGAGAGGAATGGTAAACTGCCTACAACTGTCTTATCCATAAATCAATTTAGGGATAAAATTGGTGGTTATGGTGATCCTACTACTGTTCCTGGAGGAAATAGCCAAAAGTTTACTAATAGTATCGAAATCCGTTTAAGGGCAGGCGATTACATTAAAGAAGGCACTGGTACTAATGCTAAAATTGTAGGGCGTGTAATTAAATGGAAAATTCAGAAAAATAAATTAGGTGCTGCTTTTACAACAGGTGAATACGATTTATATACTGATGATGGATTACTTCCTAAAGGTTCTATTGATACTGCTAAAGAGTTAGTTGTATTAGCTGTTCTTAAAGGTATTATAGAGCGTAAGGGAGCATGGTACTACTATAATTCTCAAATGTTAGCGCAAGGACAGGATAATCTAATTGCTTTATTGAGAGAAAATCAAGATTTATTTGCAGAGATTATAGAAGCGTTGTAAGGAGGTGAGGTATTGGATTTTCATATAGGCTATGATACAAGGCTTTATGTAGCCTTAATGAAAGCTGCCCATTTCATTTCAAGATGTGAGAGTTGTAAATATTATGACGAAAATGACATCTGCCAAAATTCTTTTGTTACCCCTTTTGATATGGTAACAGAGGAAGGTAGAACATTTTGTTGTTTTTGGAAACCAGAGGATGTGAAGGATGAAACCGAAGAAGTTAAGTAATAAGCATGAAACATTTATAGCAGAAAGTTTAGGCGGAAAAACAGTAATAGCTTCAGGCGCATTATATTTTGCAAAGGGTGATGTAGTAACAGATGATTATTTAATTGAGTGTAAAGCAACTGAAAAAGATTATTACATTTTAAAGGGGAAGATTTTAAGCAAGATTGAGAATGAGGCACTTAAATGTAATAGAATACCCTTACTTGCAATAAGAGTTAAAGATAAAGATTATATTGCTTATAGGGCTTATGATTTTTATAATTACTATAATGAGAGTGATGTATTAGATTGCAAGGAGAGTTCTAAACTTTCTGCTGATATTTTAAATTATATTGATATGGGGTATTTATATTTGTATAGATTTAACGGTGGTGCAGTTTGGCAGATAACAAGGTTAGAGGATTTTAAGGAGGTAGCAGTAATTTGAAGAAGTTTAAAGTAGTAGGAAGTGTTCCCTCTTTAAATACACTTACAAAGAACAGTTTGTTAATCCCTGCTATTGATATGCTTTTAATGAAGGATAGCGGAACAGAGGATAGGGGGCATGGATGGAATAGTCCAAGCGGTATAGGAGGTTGTATGAGGGCTTCTTATTATAATCGTTGTTTTGCTAAAAAGACTAATGCTAATGATGACCCACGTTCCCTTCGCATTTTAAATAACGGCACTTTTGTACATGAGAGATTACAAGGTTATTTAAAAGAAGCAGGCGTACTTTTACTTGATGAGGCACCTGTATTTAATGTGGAATATGAAGTAATGGGTAATACAGACGGTTTACTTAAAGACGGTGATAGATTATCAATACTTGAAATTAAGAGTATTAATAGTAACGGTTTTAATGCTTTAACTGATGCAAAACCTGAACATAAACTTCAAGCAAGTTTATATATGTATTGTTTAGATGAAATGCGTAAAAAAGTTCTTTTAGGTGATGGGGAATGGTTAAGAAATCTTTATAAAACTAAATTAGAGAGTTTTTTAGAGGATGGTAGAAAATATACAAAAGAGCAGAAGTTGGAAAAGAAAATGGCAATTTTTGATAAAACTCTTGAACTTTTAGAGAAATATCCTAAACCTATTAGAAAGATTATTTTTCTTTATGAATGTAAAGATACACAAGAATTGAAGGAATTTTCCTTTGAATGGGATAGAGATTTAATTAGTGATTTGCTTAATCGTTGTAAGGAGATTAATAAGTATGTAGCAGAAGGAATCATTCCTAAAAAGGATAATACACGTTATTGTAAATGGTGTGCATTTAAAGATTTGTGTGAAAGGGGAAATTAAATGAAATATTTACTTATGGGTTTAGTTATTGTACTTTTAATGGCTATTGTAGTAGGAACTGTATATGTGGCAGCTTGTCTGTGGACTGTAGTAGCAGCTTATGGTGCTTCACATTTTACAGGGCTTAATTTATACTTCTTTTATTTAGTATTCTATACCCTGCTTGTTAGTTTATTCTTTAATTTTAAGGATAAAGTAAATGTGGGAAAAAATTAAAGACACGTTACCTTATATAATAGCAATAGTTTGCATTATATATGCCGTTTATATCCACATAAATCCGCCTACAAGTGAGAAAGTTATAGAAAGGGTAGTTAGTACCCCCGTAGTAACTGAAGTTGTCAGAACGGAAAATACAGCGTCAGTGAGTGTTCAAACTAAAAAGAACACTTCTGACCCTGATTTAGTTTATAATAGTAAACAAACTTTTGATGTAGAATTAAACGGTGAAAGGTTTAATTTAAAGCCTGAAAATAAAGATACGTTTGAATACGGCAGGGATTATGTAAGTTTAAAGCAGGAAAGTAAGTATAATTTAAGTATTGATAATAAGCCTTTAGAGCCAACATGGGGTGTGGGTGTAGGCATATCTACTAATAAAAAGGTTGCAGGGATAGCAACTTTAAGATTAGGACATTCTCCTGTTCATGCTTGGGGAATGACAGATGGTGAAACATCAGCAGTAGGAATAATGTTTTCCACAAATTATAAGTGAGGTAAATTATGACAAATATAGAAAGAATTAAGAAAGAATTACAGGAAGATGGGGTAGTATTGTTTAATAATAAAAATGTAGAAATTGATTATCTTACATTGCCCAAGGATTTAACTATTTTATCTACATCAGATATTAGTAAATATCTTAATGCTATTGTACAGCAGAGAATGTATGTAAGAACACTTATGAGTGATGCAAGGGCAGTATATAGGGAAGCTAAATCAATTTTTGATAAAGAGAAATGCAGGGTATTTTCAGAATGTCCCCCACGAATGAGTGTAACAGAAAAAGAGTTAAGAGTATTTAATGACTCTTTTGCAGAGGGGAGCAGGAAAGCAATGGAATATGCACTTGAGAAGTATGATTATTTAAGTGATATTCTTAAATCTTATGAAGATGGCACTTTCCTTGTGAGCCGTGAACTTTCCCGCCGCTTGAAAGATTTTGAAGATAGTAATAGGAGCGGAAAGTTTAATGCGTAGGGTTGATTTATTAAAAGATAAATTAGTTTTTTTGAAAGAAAATGCCCCTAATAGTCCTGAAATAGAGAAATTAGAAAAACAAATTAAAAAAAGCAATTTAGGTAAATCCTCTAAAACTAAAGGTGCAAATTTTGAAAGGAAAATAGTCAATGAGTTGAATAAAATTTTTCCTTTACTTAAATTTGGTAGAACAGCATCAAGCGGCGGTTATTTAAAGGGAATTGAGAATAATGCTTTGCGAGGAGATGTAGTATGTTATACTGATAATGTAAATTTTCTCTTACATTTAGAACTTAAAAATCATAAGAATGGATGGACTTCAGTTCAGGAATGGTTTAAACAGGCAGAAAATGATTGCATTAATGGAAAAATGCCTGTACTCATAATGCACCAAAGTCAGGTAAAAGGAAAGTTTAAGTCACAAGATTTTGTAATGTTGAAATTTAATGATTTTTTCTCTATTATTGATGAGAAAAAAATTATAAATCAATGTTGAATTTTTATCAAAATATGTTATAATATAGAGTATAGAAATAAATATGTATAATTGAGGCTTTAAATGTAGATTAAAAGTATAATAAATAAGCAGAAAATATAGGAAGGTAAGGCAATGAAAGAGGTAGTATTAAAAGTAAGTGGTAGCAGTAATGTTAAATCTCTTGCAGGCTGTATTGCTAAAACTCTTAAAGGTGAGGGCAATACAGTAGCTTCAAATGTAGTATTACATTGTATAGGTGCTGCAAGTTTATCACAAGCTGTAAAAGCAGTTGCTGTTGCAAGAGGTTTTCTTGCTTCAAATGGTAGAGATATAGTTGTGCGCCCAGGATTTGATGTTACTGTAGTTGAAGGTGAAGAACGCACTTTGATTAAATTATTTACAAGTTTAAATTAAAAGCCCTCCTATGAGGGCTTCTTTTTTAAGGCTTCCAATTTGGAGTTGAGGTAATGAAATGGTTTTATACTACAAGAGGTGGTAGTAGGTTTATATTGATTATAGGTAACTTTGTTTTAAAATTTCCATACTATCGTACAGTTGGTGAAGGCATAAAACAGAATAAATATGAATGGCAAAACAGGAATAGAAGTAAGTATCTTACCAAGTTATATGTTTCCTTACCATTTGGTTTATGCAATATTGCAGAACGTGTTACACCATTAAATAAATATGACTATAGTAAGTTAGATTTAAAGGAATATTTTAAAGTTAAAGTTAAATCTGAAGAAGAGTTACGTTTTTTATTAGTCGATAGTTTTTCAAGAAATTTTGGAAGAAGAAAGAATGGTGATGTTGTCAAATTAGATTGGGGGTATGAAAATGAAAGTAGTTGAAATTTTTTCATCAATACAAGGTGAGGGGAAGTATACGGGTTATCCTACTACTTTTATTAGGTTTTATGGATGTGTTGCAAAGCCATTTTGTAGATATTGTGATTCAATATATGCTTGTGAGGGTAAGAATTATAGTTTAATGAGTTTGGATAAAATTATGTTAGAGGTAAGTAAATTAGGTAATAAATATGTTTGTTTAACAGGTGGAGAGCCTTTATTACAGAATGATATTTACCCGCTTATTTATGAACTCTTATCTTTTTCATATATTGTAAGTATTGAAACAAGTGGACTTATAGATATAGACAGTGATGACTATAAAAGAAGCTATAATTATGTGATGGATATAAAATGTCCATGTAGTGGTGTAGAAGGGCTTAATAAGTATAATAATTTAGCTGTATTAAAATCTTATGATGAAGTTAAGTTTGTGATTGATAATGAAAGAGATATTGAATTTGTTAAAAATATTTTGAAAAAATATCCTACAAAAGCAGAAATAATCCTCTCACCAGTTAATAACAATGAAGAATCTGTAAAACTTATAAATAAAACTTTACTGGATGGAAGTATAAAGGGCAGAATAGGTATACAATTACATAAAATTTTAGATGTAAAGTAATTGACATTTTAGATATTTTATGGTATAATCATTATTGAGGTGATTATATGAGAACAAAAGAAGAGATTTGTCAAATTATTTCTGATTTTTATGAAGTTTTAAAGGATGCAAAATCTGATATTTCAATTTGTAGTGCTACTGTTAATGAGGCAGATAAAGCCTTTGGTGATATTCGCCATTTCTGTGAATTTAATTATCCTACTGATAGAAAAATGCGGACTAAAATATGCAGGTTAATTAATGAATACTCTAAAGAACGTAGAGTAGCTAAAGATTTAATTGATATTCTTACGCCGCTTGCAAATGGGTACGATAATAATTCTATTAATAGGATGGGTAAGATTGTTAATGAAACTAAAAAAGCGTTAGCTAAAACTGAAGGGCGTGCTTATGCTCCCAGGGTTTTAAATGAATTATTTGAGGAAGAACAAAATGATAATTGATTTTGGAGGTAAAAGATGGAAATAAGTAATGTAAATGTGTATGGTTTAGAGGAAAGTATTTTGGCTTCGGGTTATCCTATGTTGTTGAAAACTCCTAATGCTAAAGAGTTTGATAAACAGACAATGAAAATTGCATTATTAGATGATGAAAATAAACATATTATTAGAGCAGAAGCATTAGCCAAAGCACCTATCGGAAGTGGTCATAATAATTTTTTAACTGGTATTATAGTTCAGTTTGATTTAGAAATGCCACAATATTTTTGGGCAGAATGGCAAAGGTATCATTTTCAGCAGATTGTAAGTAGCACAAGTAAAATGCACAAGTTACTTAAAGCAGATATTGCAAAGATGTGTGTAGAAGGTACAGATAAAAGAGTTATCGCTATTGCTGAAGAATATGTAGATAGATACAATAAAGGTGAATGTGATTTTGATACTGTACTTGCTAATGTACCGATGGGCTATCAGCTTACTGCTCGTATTTCTACAAATTATCAGCAAATTAAAACTATGGTATCGCAGCGTAAAAACCATAGACTTAAAGCGTGGAATAAAGTATTCATGGATTTTGTAAAGAAGTTGCCAATGGCAGAAGAATTTTTATTATAATGGAGGAAATGAATTGAGTAGAATTAGTAATGTAAATATGTATAAAGTATGGTGGGATGATGAAATTCCGCAAAATATTATAAAGAAAAAATATATGCACGATGACGAATTAAAAATTGTAGAACAGGAAGGTTTTGATGCAGGATTTAATGCTTTCATTAAAAGGGTATCAAGTATTTTTTCTACAAAAGAATTACAAGATTTTATGGCAGAGAGTATTATAGATGGTACTTTCTTACCTGCGGGCAGAACACTTTATGCAGCAGGTTGTAAAGGAAAATTTAGAGCCACAACAAGTAATTGTTATATTCTTCCCTCACCTAAAGATAATATTGAATCTATTTTTGATGTAGGTAAGGAAATGGCAAGAATCTTTAGTTTAGGTGGTGGTGCAGGTATTAATTTGAGTAACCTTCGCCCAAAGGGTGCTAAAGTTAATAATTCTGCAAAGACTTCAAGCGGTGCAGTTTCCTTCATGGATGTCTATAATGTAATTGGTGAAGTTATTGGAAATAACGGAAGAAGGGCAGCAATTCTGATTTCCTTGAATTGTGACCATCCCGATATTGAAGAATTTTTAACTATTAAACAGAATAATGATAAAATTCAGGGTGCGAATATTTCTATATGTTTCACTGATGATTTTATGACAAGTGTAATTAGTAATGAGAATTTTGAGTTGCACTTTAAAAATGAAGAAAATGGTGAAGAAGTTAAAAAAGAAATTAATGCAAGAGATTTCTTTAGGAAATTTTGTGAAGCGCAGTATGATTGGGGAGAGCCTGGGGCATTATTTATTGATAATGTAAGAGAATGTAACTTATTGAGTGGCTACCCTATTAATGAATATAGAATTGATACTACAAACCCTTGTGTAACTGGTGATACCTTTATTCTTACTAAAAAGGGGTATAAACCTATTGAGGAATTAGCAGGTAAAGAGGTAGAAGTTTGGAATGGTTATGAGTGGAGCAAAGTTACTCCTAAAGTAACAGGGCATAATCAAAAGACTTTAAAAATTAAATTCTCTAATGGTGCTACTGTTCAGTGTACCCCCTATCATAAATGGGTATTAAAAGATGGCAATAGAGTTGAAGCTAAAGACTTAAAAATTGGCGACAAACTTATGAAGTGTAATTATCCTGTATTATTAGATGAGGGTATTAATGACTATACAAGATTTTATACAGCAGGTTTCTATTGTGGTGATGGTACTGCCAATTATAAACAGATTGTCTTGTATGGATCTAAAAAAGACCTTATTGATAAATTAGATGTTGTTTCTTTTAAAGAACACGCAGAGCATGATAAAATTGTATGTACTTTGAATAACTCTTACGAAAAAGATTTTGTACCGTTTAATGCTAATATTCAAAACAAATTGGCATATTTAGCAGGTCTTATTGATTCTGATGGTTGTGCAAATTCTACTGAAGGTTCAGTAGCTATTAGTAGCATTGATTATGACTTTTTAAATAAAGTTAGACTGCTTTTGAATACTTTGGGTGTTCATTCTTCTGTATGCTTAATGAAAGAAGCGGGAAAGAAAATGTTACCTAAAAATGACGGTAGTGATGAATATGCAGAGTATGATTGTAAAACTTCTTATAGGTTATTAATTAGTGCTTATTATGTTCAGGGATTGCTTGAACTTGGTTTAAAATTGAATAGAGTTTCTGTAAATCCTGATACAAACAGAAATGCAGGTAGGTTTATTCAAGTTGTAAGTGTTGATGAAGCAGAAGTAGTTGATACAGTTTATTGTATGAATGAGCCTAAAAATCATACCTTCATTGCCAATGGTGTTTTGACAGGGAATTGTGGCGAATTTGCAGGTTCAGAGTATAATGCTTGTAATTTAGGTAGTATTAATCTTTATAACTTCGTAGATAATCCTTATACTAATATGGCGCAATTTGATGTAGAAAGATTCTGTGATACAGTTAAAAATGCTGTAACTGCATTAGATGAGATTCTTGATTATGGTTATGATCTTCAGCCTTTAGATAAGAATCGGAAATGTATTGATGATTGGCGTAGCATTGGTTTAGGCATATTTGGTATGGCAGATATGTTTGTAGCAATGGGTATTAAATATGGCAGTCAAGAAAGTATCGAACTTATAACACTTATTATGCGTAATATGCAGACTACTGCTTACGCTACTTCTGCAAAATTAGGGGCAGAAAAGGGTAGTTTTGGTAAATTTGATAAAGAAAAATTTGATAAAAGTGATATGGTACATGAAATTCAGTACAGATTTACTTCAAGAGTAGCAAATGATTTATCTCAAAATATGCGTAACGGCACTTTATTGAGTATTGCACCTACTGGTTCAATTTCAATGCTCTTTAGAGAAAGTGGTGGCGTAGAACCATACTATCAGGTGTCTTATGATAGAACTACTCACGTTCTTGAAAAAGAAGGTAAATCTTTCCATATTAATATGCTTGCAGTGGAAAATCTTTTAAAGTTTAGAGGTTATAATCCTAATGAACTTACTGCTGAACAGATTAAAGAAAAGTTCCCTTATATTGTAGATACTTATGATATTGACCCCAAAGATAGAGTTGATTTACAGTCTACTATGCAGGCTTATGTAGATAATGCAATTTCTTCTACTATTAATCTTAAAGAGAGTGCAACTGTAGATGATATTTTTAATCTTTATTTGCAGGCATGGTCGAATGGTTGTAAAGGTATTACTATTTTTCGTGACAACTGCAAACGCATTAATATCCTTGGTACTGACCATGGTGTAAAACGTGCTGATGTAGAGAATAAAGAAGTTAAAAATCCTGTGCCAAAAGTTGAGATTATTAAAGAGCCTGTTACAGTAGCTGATATGCAAGCAAGGCAGTTAGATAATCTTGAACCTGTTAAACGGAATGGAGTAAAATCCCTTTGGGGACGCACTTTTGTCTATCATACAGCTTGTGTAAGGAATTTTTATGTAACAGTAAATGTAAAAGATAATCACATTTTTGAGGTTTTTGTAGGTGCAGAAACAGGTTGTCAAGCTAATATTTCTACTATCGCAAGACTTACAAGCTATGCTTTAAGGCTTGGTGGTAAAGCATTGGATATTGCTGATGAGTTAAGCAATGCTAACTGTCCTGCTTGTAGTTATTTAATGCGTAGTGGTAGAAAAGATATTTCTAAATCTTGCGCTTCTTGTATTGCAAGTGCAATTAGAGATATTTATAAAGACTTGCAAGAAAATAAGACAGCTATAGAGGATGCTAAAAATACTTTTGAAAAAGCACTTACAGAGGAAACGCAGAAAGCTATTCATGAGGTAAAGGGGGATATTCATAATGGCAAAATGAAATGCCCTGAATGTGGTGAGTATACTCTTATTCCTGATGGTAAGTGTGCTTATTGCAATAATTGTGGCTATAGTAAATGTTAATTATGGTGCGCCTTTTGGCGCACTATTTTATAAGGAGTATAAAATGATTATAGCAGTAGATTTTGATGGAACTATCGTAGAAAATGCTTTTCCGAATATTGGCTATCTTAAAGAAGATAAAAGCGGTAGATGTGTAATAGAAAGACTCATAGAATTAAAAGAAGCAGGGAACGAATTAATCCTTTGGACTTGCAGGTGTGGTAAGAGTTTAGATGAGGCAGTTTCTTATTGTAAAAAGTTGGGATTAGAGTTTGACGCTGTTAATGATGATTTGGAGCGTATAAAAGAAATGTTCCCTGATGGCATGAAATGGTGGATAGAGAATTTAAGAGCAAGAAAAGTATTTGCTCACGTTTATTTAGATGATAGTTCTGTTGATAATTTAACAGACTTGGAGGTAAAATTAAATGCAGCAAGCACTTGTCCTGTCAAATAAGATTTTGACAGAAGAAGATATATCAGATGTGCTTGAATTTCACTTAAATGGCAAAAAAATGAATATCTTTTGCAGTATAGGGGACATAAATATTGTGGCAGTTTATAATTTCTGTAAAAAGTTTAATGTACCTTTTGAAATTTTCTATAATGGCGATATAGATATTCTTAATGCTTTCAATTTTAATAAGGTATTTATATTTGGTACAAAGAGTTTATATACTCTTGTTACAAAATATAGAAAGAAAAGGGGCGTAGTTTGGATTGAGAGATAATTTTTTATTATGGAGTCATGGTTATGACAGTACAGTGTTGAAGGCATGGATGGAACACAAGGGTTTAAAGCCTAAAACATTTTTCTTTATTATGGAAGATACGAATAGTAAACTTATTAATGTAGGTGAAATCATTAAAAATAAAGAATTTGATTATTTTGATAAAATGCGCTCCAAAATTGAAAAAGATGGTTTTAATCCTTGCCGTAATGCAAGATTTGTATTAGAATTAATTAATAGGATATATCCAAAAGATGCTAATATTTATATAGGATTAATTGCTAATACAGAATTTATAGATACTACTCAAAAGTGGGTGGATGCTATAAATGCTTATTTAAGAGTGGAATTTGGGGACAAATATAAAGTAATTGCACCATTTATAGACAAGGATAAAGATGAAGTGTATCGTATAGGCTGCTCTTTAAATGTTAATTTAGAAGATACTTTTTCTTGTAATTTTGCAAATAATGTAGGAGAGCCTTGTGGACAATGTACTGACTGTAAATGGCGAGAAGAGCAAAAATATAAATTCTATTTAACTAAAAGTGAAATGGAGGAGTTATAATGGGTAGTAGAAAAGATTATAATACATTAAGTAATAGTAATAATGATGTGTCCATTGACATTAAACGTAATGATACAGGGGGTTTACGCCGAAATCGACCGACATGGAATCAACGAACATGGAGTAGATTAAGTTCAAGGGTAGATAGACTTCGCCGTAATCCGTTATACCGTTCTGTTGCAAGATAATGAAGAATGAATTTACATTATTCCTGTCAGGTGTTGAGCCGAAACAGATTTATGATATAGCAAGTGCTGTTACTAAAAATTTATTATTGTCTTATTACTATATAAGGCGTAGAGGTAAAGAGGAGATAGAAGAACGGTTATACAAGAAAAAAGGAATGAAATTCCTTATTGACAGTGGCGCACATACTTTCATAAATGACGCTCAATATCGTGATAAAAGCGTAGAATGGTGGGAAGATTATCTAAAGAAGTATATAGGCTTTGTTAAAAAGCATAGAGATTTAATCTTTGCTTGCGTAGAACTTGACTTATCAAGTCTTGTCGGCAAAGATGTTGTAGAAAGATGGCGTAAAGAATATTTTATGCCTTTAGAAGAAGAGGGTATACCTGTAATATATGTATATCATTTAGATGATAGTTTTGATGATTTTGATAAACTTTGTAGAAAACATCCTTATGTTGGTTTTTCTGCTGTTGAAATGAACGCAAGTTTAGATAACCCTATTGAGTATATTGATAAACTTTTTGAAATAGCAATTAAAAATAAAGCTAAAATACATGGTTTTGGCGTAGGAAGTAATAAATTATTACTCAAACATCCTTTTTTTTCTGCTGATATGACAAGTTGGCTCACTGGTTCACAGTTTGGGGAAGTAAACTATTTTGAGGGTGGTAAACTTAAAAGGTTGAAAAAAGAGCAATGGAAAGATGGGGAATATCGTGGAAAGTTAGAAGCACTTAAACTTAATCCTAAATTACTGGATATAGAAGCGTCAACTGAACTTATGAAAGCATCAGCTATTGCTTTTAAAAAAATGGAAGAGTATGTGAAACAGGTCATGTTCCCTAAAAAGTATTGGAGTGATAGAAAGATGTATAAGTTACCTTCTTATGAGTGGTTTTCAACTGATATGAACGATTGGGAAGATAAGTTAGATGAAGCAGGTATAGATACACAAGTGCCTAAAGACTTTGGCACTACTTTATTATTAGATTTTTATAACTTTATTAATAATAAAGACTTAAATGCTTATCAGCTTGAAGATTTAGTTGAAATTTGCGCATATTTTGGCGCAGAGGGTGTTAAATATAATACAAAGGATAAATGTATAGCCTTCTTAAAAGAGGCTTTTAAAAACGCTTTAAATGGACAGGAGAGGGCTTTACAGAATTTACATGAGCCTTTAGATAATGAACGTAAAGCATTAGAGCGTCAGCAGTATATTACAGATAAAGAGTATACAGAGGTAGAATTATCAAGAGAGGAATGTGGAAAACTTCTTCCTGCGCTGCTTACAGCAGGTTATGATAAGGATGAGGTAGAAAAAGAACTTATTAGAAATGATATTACACCTATATATGATAAAGACGGTAATATTAAAGCAGGTATTAAAAAATTAAGAAAACAAAAGAAAATTTCTACTAAAGCAATAGCAAGATTATCATGTGACAGGTGCGTATTAGCAACTAATTGTCCTGAATATCAAGCAGGATATATCTGTGCTTACGATAATCTTTTCCGTAAGTTTAATACTCGTAATCAAGATGATGTAATAGATGGTATGACTTCTTTAGCCGATTTAGCTTTGGAAAGAGTACAAAAATCATATTTACAAGAAACTCAACAAGGTGGTATAGCTACAGAAAGAACTTCTGATTTAATGAAAGATGCATGGGGTTATTTAGAAAAGCTGCATAAATTACAGAATGAGGTAAATGGTAATCCTGTAACAGTAAGTAAAACAGTAGTAAAAGGCGGAACAATAGAAAGTACCGTTGTGAAGGGTAGTAATCCACGCAGCGGAGGAATACTTGAAGCACTTTTAACGGAAGAAAAGCCTATTGAAGCAGAGGTAGTAAAGTGAGGTGTAATAAATGCGTAAATTAGCAACTATAGCAAGAATTGAAAATTTAGAGCCTATTCCCAATGCGGATAGAATACTCAAGGCTACTGTAAGGGGATGGGAATGTGTTGTATCTAAATCTGATAATTTTAATGTAGGGGATAAAGTTATTTTTGTAGAAGTAGATTCCATTTTGCCCCCTCGCCCTGAATTTGCTTTTATGAAGGATAGAAAGTATAGGGTAAGAACTATTAAATTAAGAAAGCAAATTTCACAAGGTTTAGTATTACCCATTAGCTATTTAAGAGGCAGTTATCATGAAATCGGTGATGATGTTACAAAAGAACTTGGTATAACTAAATATGACCCGCAGGCTGAAGCTGAAACAAAACTTATTAAACAGAGTGTAAGTTACCCAAGATTTTTACGGTTTTTAATGAAATACAGTTGGTTTAGAAAACTTTTAGCGAAATTTAAAACTACAAATGCTTCATTTCCTGTAAATATATGTAATAAGACAGATGAAGAAAGGGTACAAAATTTATCTAATCAATATGAAAAATGGCATAAGGACAGTGTTAAGTTCTATATGACTGAAAAATTAGACGGATGTAGTGCTACATATTTTTTAAATGAAGGAAAATTTGGTGTATGCAGTAGAAATGTATGGTTAAGAAAAGAAGATGATTCCCCATATTGGGAAGTGGCAAGGCGTTTTGGTTTAAAAGATTGTTTAAGGGATATAGCTAAAACATATAATGCTAATAAAGTAGTAATACAAGGCGAGATTATAGGTAAATCTATACAAGGAAATAAATATCATGTTTCAGGATATGACTTCTTTGTTTACAATGTAATTATAGATGATTTACGCATTGAACAGGATAAGGCAAGTTTTATTTGTAAAAAATTAGGACTTAACAATGTTCCTGTACTTACAAATGATTTTATGCTTCCCCCAACTATTCATGATATTGTAGAAAAAGCAAGAGGTAAATCTCTTTTATATGATATAGATAGGGAAGGTATTGTTGTAAGGAATTATAGAGAGGATATATCCTTTAAAGTCATTAATCCTGATTTCTTACTTAAAAATAATGAATAGCCAAAGTGTGGAACAAAAATGCGTCAAAGTATGGAATAAATTTTACTTGACATTTCAGTAAAAATATGTTATAATAAGCACATAATGGAGGTGAAAAAGAGTGGAATTATACAATAAGGTTAAAGAAGTATTTACGAATGGTTACTTTTGGTTTGGCGGTGTTGTAGGTTTTGCGCTTGGTGTTATGCACCATTATTATGGATTTTAATTAAGGAGGAATATATGATGGTACAAATTTTAATTACTTATACTAATAATGATATGGAGGAACTTTATGCTTATCGTGAAGATTTTACGATTAATGACAAGGATTTAACAGTATTTGAAGATAATTATATTTTAAAATATGTAAATCTTGCTACAGTTAAAACTATTGATTTTATAAATGTCAGTGATTTGGAAGATGAAGATTAAGAGGTGAGTAGAGTTGTTTCCCGAATATATTATTAGTGAGAATGGGGATAAATATGTTCCTAATAATGGCAACTTATTATTTTTAATGAGTTGTATATATGTTAGTAACAACTTCCCTGTTAGAATATTAATAGATGAGGGAAAGGATTTTCTCACTTGTGCTTTTATTGTCTATATAAGCAAAGATTATTTTATTTGTATAGACACATCATCAGTCGGTGAGAATTTTCAAAGTGTTTTTAAAATTCCAACAAATACATTTGAAAATTCTACTTATGGCAATTCTAAATATAAGATTTATGTAAAAGAAACTTTAACTAAATAGCCGCTCGATTTTGGGCGGCTTTTTTATTAAAAGGTATTGACATAGTGATAATAGTGGTGTATAATAAAACCATAGAAAAGATTGGAGGTTGTTATTATGAAACTGTATCACAAAAATATATTTATGCCTAAAGTAGATGTGCAGAAGTTTTGGGATGGCTTTGAAAGGGTAAATTTTACTCATCATTTTATGGTAAGAGCAAGGCAAAAAAGATTACCGCTTGTACAAAAGGATAAACTTTCAAAGAATATGGTTTTTGAAATGGCAATGAGCGGTGATAAGATTATAAAAGTGTGTGTAAGAATACCAATGCGTCAATGTGATTTTTGTTATGTAGTAGCAAGTAACGGTTCTATTATAACTGGCTGGCGTGCTTATAAATGGGAAACTTTTGATAAACCTAATGCAGAGAGGTATGATAAAGAATGAAAATGGATAAAGTGGCAAGCAGCGGGAATGATGAATTTTATACTCCTGTATATGCTATCGAACCTTTAATTAAATATTTAAAACCTGGTTCTACAATTTGGTGTCCCTTTGATACTGAAGAGTCGAATTTTGTAAAGATTTTAGGGGGGGGGAGAATAAGGTTATACACTCACATATAAGTGAGGGAAAGGATTTTTTCAAAGAATCTGTACCTAACTGTGATTACATTATAAGTAATCCCCCTTATTCTTCAAAAGGCGAAGTATTACAGAGATTATTTGAAATTGGTAAACCGTTTGCAATGCTTGTAGGTGTTGTAGGATTATTTGAAAGTCAAAAGAGGTTTAATATGTTTAGGGATAATGAATTTGAAATTATGTATCTTAATAAAAGGGTAGCATATTTCAAAGATTATAAAGAACAAAAACCATCTCTTAATCCGCCGTTTTCAAGTGTATATGTATGTCATAAGATTTTACCTAAACAAATTATATTTGAGGAGATTAAAAAATGAGAGAGTATTTAATGAAATTGGTTGATGGTGGCATTAAAGATATTGAGTATGAACATGATTCGATTAAAGGTTGTCCAACTTGTAATTATGGCAGTAGCTATATTACTGATTTGACAGTAACCTTTGATAAATATGTGCTTAAAGCGCATACAGATAGGATGTATGACTTTTGTCCTACTGAAGAGTATTTAATGAAAATTTTGTTACAAAACGCTAAATTTATTGAATCTATGACAGAAGAAAATTGCTGTAAATATTTAAAGGAAAAGATTGAAGAATTACAATATACTACATTTGAGTTTGATGAATTAAAATTGGAGGTTAAGTATGAACGGAAAGCATAATGTATATGTAACTCTTGGTGCAAGTAATCATTCAAAGGAAGAAAGACAGTTAGAGGATTACTATGCTACACAACCTAAAGCAGTACAATTATTACTTGCAGAGTATAAATTTGCTCCGAAAATTTTAGAGTGTTGTTGTGGTGAGGGGCATATCAGTAAAGAGTTAGAAAAAGCTAACTATATTGTAGAGAGTATTGACCTCTATGATAGAGGATATGGTAAGGTACAAAATTTCTTTGATGTGACTGGATGGGGCGGAGATATTGTTTCTAATCCTCCTTACAAACAAGCACTTCCATTTGTGAAACACGCATTAGAGATTATTCCTGAAGGTAACTCTGTAGCGTTCTTTCTGCGCCTGCAATTTTTAGAGGGTAAAGAACGTGGAGAATTTTATAAAGAAAATCCGCCAAAGTATGTATATGTTGCAAGAGGTAGACTTTCGTGTGCGAAGAATGGTGATTTTGATAAATACCCATCCAATGCGATTGCTTATGCTTGGTTTATTTGGGAAAAGGGATTTAAAGGAGAAACTGTAGTTAAATGGATAAATTGAAATTATATTTAGGTGATTGTTTAGAGGTAATGAAGGACATACCTGATAAGTATGTTGACTTAATTCTTTGTGACCCGCCTTTTGGTACTACAAGAAATAAATGGGATAGTGTTATAGATTTGGACTTAATGTGGAAAGAATATAATCGTATTATAAAAGATAATGGTGCTATCCTACTCTTTGCACAGACTCCTTTTGATAAGGTATTAGGCGTAAGCAATATCAAAAATCTCAAATATGAGTGGATATGGCGTAAACCACAGGGAACAGGGCATTTAAATGCAAAGAAAATGCCTTTAAAGAACCATGAAAATATTTTAGTATTCTATGCCTCCCCCCCAATATCATCCACAATTTAGAGAAGGAAAACCTTATACTTGCAAGAGTGGTAGGGGTAGTAGTAATTACGGAGAGCAAGTATCAGTAGTAACTGTAAATGATGGAAAACGCTATCCATTAGATGTGTTAGATTTTAATAAAGATAAATGCAAATTACATCCTACACAAAAACCTGTTGCATTGCTTGAATACTTTATCAAGACTTATACAAGCGAGGGTGATGTAGTATTAGATAATTGTATGGGTAGTGGTAGCACTGGTGTAGCAGCTTTAAAGAATAACCGTAAGTTTATTGGAATAGAAAAAGATGAAAATTATTTTAACATTGCAAAGGAGAGAATTTCTAATGAAATTAAATGAACTTATTGATGCACTTATTGAAGTAAGAGATAACTATGGAGGTGACGTAGAATGTGCTATTAGTCTTAATGGTGAACTTACTTGTGTTAGTGCATTTGTAGAGGATTTAGATTACGTAAAAGGAGAAGTTACATTGTATGGAGAAACGGATGAACTATAAACCTTCAAATACTCTTACTACTTTAAAGTCTAATGATTTGCTTGGATTAAGAGCGGGAAAAGATGTATATATTGTAATAAATGGTAAAACATATATACTTGATTGTATAGTAGAGTTAAAGGATTGGGTTGAATTATATGCAGGAAAAGAGGTAAAGTTTTATGCGGTGCAGGGAGTGTAAACATTTTAAAAATTTCAACTATACTTATGGCTGTGATAAATTTAAAAAGGCTATTATAGACCCTGAAAATAGTAAAGAGTGTTTTGAGGGCTATGATAATAATGATTATATGAATTTCTTTAATGATATTTTAGGAGGTAAAAAGAATGGATATTAAATCTTTAATTACAGCAGCAGAAAGTAATCCTGACGCTTTAAAACTTATGATGACTTTTTTTAAAAATTATTTTGAAGAACATAAAGAAGAATCTTTAAAACTATTTAAAGCCATCTATACTGCTATTTATGGTGAATGTTTTACTCCCATGCTTGCTGATGAAGCTGTAAGGGGAATGGAGAATGTTGATGGTACAAGAGGTGGACATTGGACTGTAGAGCAGTCTATTCAACTTGCACAAAAAGCGGGTATAGATTTTAATAAAGAACATTTTAATAGTTATGATTGGTATTATGTTCTTAATATGGCTTACAGTGATTTAAAGCCTTTATTTGGTGACAATACGGATTATTATGTAAATTATACTAAACTTTGGCTTACAGATAAAGATGTTCCCCCAGGAAAAGCCTTTAGATATTATGTAAGTGTAGTAAAAAATATGTAATTTACCTATTGACAAGATGCCTTATCTTTGCTATAATAAGTACAAAGATAAGGCATTATTAATGAGGTGATAAAATGATTTACTTAAATCTTACTAATGGTATTGAATACTTAAAGGATTGGGAATTACATGAGGAAAAAACAATCTGTAAACCTATTGGTAGTGTAAGATTTATTCGTATTCAATCTACTCAATGTGAACAAAAGAATTGGGATATGGTTATTCAGGATTTGGATAATGATTTTCTGCTTAATCTTGCTATGGGTCGTCACATTACAGTGATTGATTACAGTAATCATGTTAATAGGGCTGCAAGGGCTGTTGCACAGGGTTTACAGCTTATTAGATACGTTTTAGAGCGTAGATGGTTTAATCGTAAAGTAATCCCTATTGTTTATAATTTTAATTGCAGTAAATATTTTGATGAAGTTTATAGAAAACTTGATAAGAGAACCCTTAAAAAGATTGATTACTTTAAAAAGTTTTTATTAAGTGATGGTGTACATCTTACAGGCAGAAGTTATACTACTGATAAAGATGGTAAATATGATTTTTATAAAGAAATTTTGGAGGGACAGGTAAAATGTTAGTACAACTTTTAAGACAGCAGGATATTGTAGAGGTTGAAAGAATTTGGGTAAGAGATAGCTATAATGGCGACTATCAGATTATGGCAAGTACCCCTGTTAAAATGGGCATTAATGGATTATATAATGAGGATATAGAGCTTTTCAGAAGAGATGATTATGACCTTGTAAGACAGATGTTTAGTCAGATTACCGATAACCTTTTCCTTAAAGAGGGACTTATAGTAATGGATGAAATCCTCTTTAACGCATTAGAAGAGTTAAACATTGGAGGCGAGGAATAATGAAACTCTATTTAGTTCAGATGGATTTTTACGGTGATAAAGTTATTATGACCCACGCTGCTGAAAGCAGAAAAGAAGTAAGAGATTACATTAATGAGAAATATGGAGATGTTGTAGAAAATTATTTAATCAATGAAGTAAGAGTAAAAGGCTATGATATTATCTTAAAGGAGAAAAATAAATGACTTACGGTGTAATTCTATTTTATTATGATGGAAAGTTAGAACAGTATATTGTATTAGCTGACAGTGAGAAAGAAGTATTAGATAAACTTTATAATCACTTTGGCGGCGCTTTAAATTTCATTAGCATTATTAGAGATTTTCAAGTAAATGAAATTGAGGTTATCGAATGAAATTATTAAGTTTATTTAGTGGTATAGGGGCTTTTGAAAAAGCCCTTGAAAGATTAGGAATTACTTATACTCTTGTCAACTATTGTGAAGTAGATAAGTATGCAAGTAAAGCATATTCCTTAATTCATAACGTGCCTGAAAGTTTAAACCTTTGGGATATTACTAAAGTAAATGAGGGTGAACTTCCTAACGTGGATTTAGTAACATACGGCTTCCCTTGTCAAGATATTTCTGTTAGTGGTAAGAAAATGGGGTTGGAATATAATGGTGAAAAAACTCGTAGTGGGTTAGTGTTTGACGCTTTAAGGATTATCGATGCTGTTAAACCTAAATATGCAGTATGTGAGAATGTTAAAAATCTCACTGGTAAAAAATTTACAAAAGAATTTAATTATATACTTGACTGTTTAAGTGAGATGGGGTATAATAATTATTGGAAGGTGTTAAATGCCGCAGATTATGGAATACCTCAAAGGAGAGAAAGGGTATTTATAGTATCTATTAGGAAAGATATTGATAAAGGTTTTAACTTCCCTGCACCATTTCCACTTACTAAAAGATTAAAGGATGTACTTGAAAATGGTGTGGAAAGTGAGTTTTACTTGTCAGATAAGGTAAAGTGCATCACAGATGACATTTTCGATAGAAATAAAGTTGATGTAGATAATCCTTATAATGCAGTAGAACTTACTAAAGGTGTTTCACAAGCTAAAAGAGTTTATGGTATAAACGGTTTATCTGTAACACTGAAAAGTGGTTCAGGCGGATTAGGTGCTAAAACAGGACTCTACAAAATTGAAAATAGAATCCGTAAACTTACTCCTAAAGAATGTTTTAGGCTTATGGGCTTTGAGGATGAGGATATTGAAGTATGTAAAGGAATAAGTAATACGCAGCTTTATAAAATGGCAGGTAATAGTATTGTAGTAGATGTACTGTATTATATCTTTAAGGAGTTGTTTAAAAATGAAAATTGTTAAAGAAAGTAAATTTGACAATGGAGATAAGATAAGAGTTAGTAAGGCTTTTGTGAAGGATTCTTTAATAAACAAGGGGGATATAGGTGAAGTAATATTTACAGCCTATGAAAATGATAGATTTGTTTACAGAGTTAAATTTGAGAATGGGCAAGACTGTAAGCATATTGAGGAAGATTGGATTGAGCCTGCTGATTCACTTTACCCCTTTATATTAGGTGCAGAATATAATATTTGTATTGAGGGAGATGTTGATTTTGATTTGCCTTTAATTTCTGTAAACACTGTTAATAACTATGATGAGTATGTATTTTCAGATGATAAAACTTCTATTACTTTGAGGAAATATAAGGAGAATTAATATGAATTATTGAGGTAGATTAGAATGAGAAAATTAAAGGTAAATATTTATACTTCTTTTGGCGGAACTCATAAGAGTGTAGAATTTGAAATTGATGATGAAGTAGATGATTATGAAGTTGAACAAATGGCAGAAGAAATTTTCAACGAAAGTGTTGATTATGATTATGAAATAGTGGAGGAATAATTATGGCTAAAAACTATATGCAAGATGTAGCAAAAATGCTGGGTGTGGAATTGGAAGAAGAATTTAAGATTGATAGTTCAGATAAAATTTATAGATTTTTTAAAAACGGATTGTGTTTCCAATGTGATGGAGCCTGGTTGCCCGCCGAATATCAGTTCTTTGATTTAATAAAAGGTGAATGTAACATTGTTAAACTTCCATGGCAACCAAAAAAAGGCGATGAATATTATTATCCAGGTGAAGGCTTTAATAATATTTGTCGCGCTTTATGGGGAAATACTGTTTTCGGTTTCGCTTATAAGGAAGCTGGGCTTATATTTAAAACCTATGAAGAATGCGAGGCTGCCTTGCCTGCGCTGCGGAAGAAGTATTTAGGAGAGTAGCGGTGAATAGTAATAAAGATGTTAATGGAGAGGTGCAAGTAGGTATGTATACATTCTTTGAAAAGGTTTTTAAAAGAACTTTACTCTTTTATCTTATCTGCGCTTTATTAAGTATTATTTTAGGTATTATAAAACTTTTGGGCGTTTTTCCTTATGGATAGCTTTTTGTAATTGCACCGTTTATTTTGGGGCTTATATCCATTATCTTTCTGTTGATTTTTATTTTTATAAAAGATTGACAAATTAAATATTATATGCTATACTTAATACATAAGGAGGAGATAAAATGAAAATTAAAGATTTGGTTGATATTTTAGACCAATATAATGAAAAATCTGAAGTTACAGTTTCCACTTCTGAATGTTTGGATGATGACTTTCCTTTAACTAAAGTAGCTGTAATTCATAGAGGTGCAGATATGCCTGTAAATATTCTATTAGTTGGAGGCGGAGAATAATGTTTACAGTAGGTATGTTAAAGAAAATATTAGAGGAATTGAGGATTCCTGACGATATGGAATTGGTAATCAACATTGATGGTGACCAAGTTGGCATTTATAAATTAAGAGCCGCCGAAGATGATTATATTGAAAACAAAAGTGTTCTTGAAATTGTAGCAGATTGTTGAGGTACTAATATGAAGTTTGAAGTAACAAGTAAATTTGATACTGATGATAAAGTTATTGCAAAACATTTTAATTCAGAAATACCTTGTACTGTTGTAGATGTAGAATGGGATAAAGATGTAGGCTGCTTCTGTTATCTTTGTGAAAAGAAAAATCGTGAGCGTAGTTGGTTTCTTGAAAGTAGCTTGGAGGTAGGTAATGGAAAAAATATTTAAAAGCAGGTTTAATGTGGGTGATAAACTTAATACAGTTTATAAGGGTAAGCCTGAAAAGGCGGAAATTATTTCTGTTAATATAGGTAGTAGTCCATTCTCCTATATCATTAGATATTCTGATGGTTTTCATGGTAAAATTGAGGAAAGTGATATTAGATGATTTATATTACAGGCGATTTACATGGTGGATTAGATGCTAAAAAACTCTTAAAACTTCCATTTATCAATGAAGTTAAAGAGGATGATGTTCTTATTGTCTGTGGTGATTTTGGATATATTTGGGAAACTCGTACTGAATTTTATGATATAGAACGTGCAAAGTTGGACTTACTTATGAAGTTTATTAAGTGTACTATGTTATTTGTAACAGGGAATCATGAAAATTTTCCCCGCTATTCCGCCTTCCCTGTTACCGAACTTTATGGTGGTAAAGTACAAAAAATCACTGAAAAGTGTTATCGTGTAATGGACGGGGAAGTATTAAAGATTGATGGAAAGCGTTTTCTTTTTATTGGAGGTGCGGAGAGTTTTGATAAAAAATATCGCACTGAAGGTAAAAATTGGTGGCGTGATGAGAGGGTATCAATTAAAGCAGTAAATAAAGCAATTAAAAACAGTAATAATATTGATTATGTAATTTCTCATTGCGCACCACTTTCCATTCGTAATAAAATTTTCTTAAATGAGAATATTCCTTTTAATCCTAATGAAGTTGATGAAAGCTGCAAGAATTTGGAATTATTGTATGCTCACATAGCAGGGAAAAAGTGGAAATGGTTTATGGGGCATTACCATTTAGATGTAGTTTATAAACCATTCTATGTACTATATAATAGGATTATAAAATTGGAGGATTAATTATGTGGATTAAAACGCAGGAAGGTAGCATTGTAAATGCTAATTCTATCGCAGAGTTTGCTGAATTTAATGGATATGTAAATGCTTACTTCAATGATGATACAAGGATTGTAATTGCTGATTATAAAAATAATTCTGTAAAAGCAAGAAAGGTTCTTAATAGTCTATTCAACGCTTTAGTAAGAGATGACGCAGTATTTGTAGTGGAGGATTAAAATGTATATTATAACACAAGATAAACAAATGGCTATAAATGCAGATAATCTTGAATCCATAAAAATTACTGAACAAAGTTCCTATTACACTAATATTTATAGTTGTTCTAAAAGTGGTAATGTTCATTGTCTTGGACAATATAATAGAGATGTTGCTAATGAAGTATTTAGTAAATTAATAACAGCCGTAATACATAATCGTGAATCATATATAATGCCGCCGAAAAGAGGTTAAGTATGTTTATTTCAATAGATAAGCGCAGTAAAAAAGATAGAAAGGAATATTATAATGAAAAAAGAAAGGATTGGGGAAGTATTAAACCTTATACAAGAGTCCATTCCTCTAAAAAACCTTACAAACGTAATAAGCGTGTCGAGTTGGAAGAGGAATTGCAATCATACATTTAATTTTGTTGAAAATCTTATAGATGGGGTATATTATTTCAAAATTGTATGTTCAAAATGTGGCTATACTAATATATACTCTATTAAACAAGAAGATTATTTAAAATGGAAGGAGAATAATTCTTGAAATATATTAGATGGTTTCTTTATGTAATTGCTGATTTTGCATTTACTATACTTTGTTATTTCACTAATCCTATTGTTGTGTTGTTTGCAGATGAAAGGGGCAGGCTGCCTAAAATTTTCAAATTATGGCAGACCTATGATAATACATTAGATGTAGGGTGGATGGTTACAGAAGGTATAGTGCCTAAAATTTTTAGGTATAATTATAACAGTCATTATTATTATGTGTATGAGGATAAATCTAAATACCCTTGTGAGCCTGGTAAAGTTTATATTATAAATCCGAATTTTACACTTTGGGAGAGAGTACAGAGATATTTCTGCCGTTTATGGTGGCTTTATAGAAATACTGGTTACGGTTTTAGTTATTATATTTGTGGTAAGGAATATAATCCACAGAATATTATTGCACTTAAAGATTATAAAGACACTAAATATAATGAGTGTCATCACTATGAAATTAAAGACTCCTATTTGTGGCGTTTTTATTACACAAAACCTTGGTTTTGGAAATTCTATTTAAGAATTTATTTTGGATGGAAACTTAATCATAGTGAGATGACATTAGATAAGGCTATGATTGCATTTTTTATAAACCCATTTAGAATGATAAAGGAAGATGAATAATCTTCCTTTTTTTAATTTTACCCCTTTACAAACGCTTTTATATGTGCTATAATAAGAGCATAAAGAGGAGGTAATGAAAATGACTAAATTACTTATGGCAATCAATGTGTTAGCAATTATAACAACTTTTTGGGCAGAATTATACCCTGTTGCAATAATTCCTGCTTTTATATTAGGATTACTTGTTAAAGATTTAGAATTAGAGTATAATGGAGGTTTTTATGAAAATTGATTTGGCAGTTGTAGACCCTGAAAATAGCAGTCATATTAGTATTTTTGAGGGAGGTAGTGCAAAAGATAGTATTTATGTACACTATGATGCAATTAATCCCCTCCCTATTTGGAATTACATTGAGAATGATAATGGACTTAAACATTTAAGTGCTGCCTATAAAAAGGCATATTCTCATAGAGAAATGGAAGAGATGGTTCAACTTATTCTTGCAGGAAAGTTTGAAGGGAAGCATTTAGATTTACATACAAACTGTATTGAGTTTTTAAGTAGCAGATATACAGAAAATTTTAATGTATACTTTATTAATCTTTTTGGAGCGTATGTATGTATTAATGACTTAATTCTTGGAACTGATAAGCGTTTTAAACGTAAATTCTATTATGCAAATAATTTCCCTAAACTTGCTTTAAATGGCGAATTAGACACATATCCCTGGGATGTATTCATTCCTAATTATCATAAAATGTTAGAAGATGAGCAGATTATTGCCAAAGAAACTTTTGACATTGATAAATGGAGAGCAGAACAAGCTGAATTTTATAAAAAGGTAAGCGATTTATTACCTGTTGATTGGATGGATGATAAATGAAACTTATAAATGCAGGACATTTGATTAAATGGTTAAGAGATACTTATTGTGATATAAATAAGCAAACTTGGAGTTATGACCATCACGTTATGGCTTCTGATATGATTGAGATTTTAAATGATTACCCTGCTACTAATGGGGAGTTATCTGCTAATTGGGATTATTCCTTTACAGAAGGTGTGGGTAATGAAACGGCAAGATGTTCTAATTGTGGTGCTTCTTATGAATGGCAAGAAGCAACACAATGGTATAAATATTGCCCTCATTGTGGTGCTAAAATGGAGGTTAAAGAATGAAATTATATTCTGTTAAATATATTGGTTATAGTGATGAAGGTGCAATATTAGTAGTTGCAGAAAATGAAAAAGAAGCAGTAGATAGAGTTGGCGAAATGCTTGACTGGCAAGTATACAGGTGTATACCACAAGAGGTAACAGAAGTTGATGGCTATAAAGTAAACATTGATAAAGCGGAAATAAGAGGTATAAAATGATTATAGATGTACTCGGTTCTATGCTTGTTTCCCTTTTAGGAATTTATTACTTTTTTGTACTTTTAATTGCAAATGATATTGTAACAGTTATTAAAGCTGCTACTGTTCTAATTCTAATAGTGCTTATCATAAAAGGTAAATAAAATGAAATATAATAAAGAAGTAATAAATAATGTAAAAATCTGTCCTCACTGTGGTTGTGAGATTTACTATTCAATAGTGATAGATAAAAGGACAAGGGAAGTATTACTTAATTCTTATCCCTCTTGCTGCCCGAATTGTTTTGTAATGGAGGTTAAAAATGATTGAGGTAAAGGGTAAATATAATAACGCTATAATCTATTCTGACAGGTATGATGATACCGCTTATAAACAGATTTTAGATTTTTGTAATTTAAAATCTTTTTCAGGGGCGCAAATTTGCGTTATGCCTGACTATCATGCAGGGAAAGGCTGCGTGGTGGGATTTACTGCATCAAATGTAAGATATTTAATCCCTAATGTTATAGGGGTAGATATTGGTTGCGGTATTCTTGCAGTTAAACTTAATAAACCTATTAAAGATTTGGAGAAACTTGATATGTTTATAAATGAGTTTATTCCTTCAGGTTTTGATGTAAATGAGAAAATTCAGAAATATTTTCCTTTAAAACTTTTTCATTGCTGTGACCATTTCCATGATACTGATAGATTAAGGCTTTCTCTTGGTTCACTTGGAGGCGGCAATCATTTTATTGAAGTAGACATTGACAATGAGGGTAATCAATGGTTATTAGTACATAGTGGTTCACGCAATCTTGGAAATCAGGTAGCAAATTATTATCAATCCCTTGCCGAAAAATTACAAGGTGATTTAAAAGAACAAATTAAGTTTTACATACAAGCTATTGAGCCACAGAAGCGTCAGGAATGGCTTTTGCAGTTTAAAGAAGATAATAAATTGCCTAAAGGTTTAGAACATCTTACAGGTGAATCTTTAGAGGAATATAAGCAAGATATGAAACTTGCTTGCGAATTTGCTTCCCTTAACCGCTTTTCCATTGCAGAGCGTATTTTAAACCATTTCAACGTACTTGGTGTAGAGATTATAGAATCTGTACATAATTATTATGCTAATGGAACTATTCGTAAGGGCGCAATCTCTGCAAAAGCAGGAGAAAAGGTTGTAATACCTCTTAATATGAGAGATGGCTGCATAATTGGTGAAGGTAAGGGTAATCCTAATTGGAACTTTTCTGCCCCTCATGGTGCAGGTAGAATTATGAGCCGTAGCGAAGCTAAAGGGAAAATTGATTTAAAAGATTATATGGCTGCTATGGATGGTATTTATACTACATCAGTTAATAATTCCACTATTGATGAAGCACCTATGGCATATAAACCTGCACAAGAGATTATAGACGCTATTGAAGATACTGTTAAAATTAAACAGATTATTAAGCCTATTTACAATTTTAAGGCTTGACAAGTTATCGCCCCTTTGGTATAATAATACTTGAAAGGGGCGATTTTAAATGTTATTTGAACTTAAACAAGTTGGACATGGTTTTGCTAACCTCTGTACTATTTATCTTAATTTAAGAAGGCAAGGACATACAGATAAAGAACCTAAAATGATAAATCTCTATAATCTTATTAAACATATCAGTAACCTTGATTTTGATATAAAACATGGTGTAGACTTAAACGCCAGTGATTTGAAAATTTGTAAAATGGCAAGTAAACTTGACCCTAAAACAAACACTTTGAGTAAAGTAAATGAAATATTAGAGGTATTTAATAAATAAATACTTGACAAAATCGGGAATACATGATAATATATTCTTAACAGGAGGATAAATAAATGTATTTAAAAAATGATAAAGGTTTAGAAAAACTATGTATATTTAATTTAACTTTATTAATCATTATAACATTTGATTTATTCAATGTATTTTAAGGAGGAGATTTAATTGGAAACAAATGTAATTAGTGAAGTAGTAGAACTTTTAGGGCTTGGACTTGAGCAGGAGTTTCAACTTGAGGAATTTGAAGGCGACAAATTTAAAATCACTAAAGATGGTTTCTTTTATTGGGATGCTGACTTTAATGATGGTGCAGGTGCTTGGGGAGATGCTTGTGAAATTGATTTAGATTTGGCTGACCTTTGTGTAGGTAGATTTACTATTGTAAGACCTACTTTTGAGCCTACTTATGGTAAAATGTACTACCATCCTAAAGCTAATGACTGGACAAAAGTAATGCAGGAAGTATGGTGCAATACCCCTTCTGATTTTGCCTATAAAGCAGCAGGAATGGCTTTTGAAACAGAGAGTGAATGTGTATATGCTTTAAGAACTTTAAAAGATAAGTTTGTAACATCTGCGGAGAATTAAAGTGTATTGTTCTTACTGTAAACATAGGAATAGCAGTTATTGTGTAATTTGTGAGCAGTCTTTAATGGCTGCTCCTCCTACACAATATGAGCCTGAAAAATGGTATATAGAAAGGTTGAGAAAAGATGCAGAACATGACATTAAACAAACTTTGGAGAAAATCAAATAAACGCTTTGTAACAAGTAGTGACATCGGAGGATTAAGAGTTGGCAGTGCAGAATTTAGTATCAACATTCCTAATGGCTATGGAGATGGTGATACAAGAGTAGCCTTTTTTGATGATTATATCCCTAAAAAGGAATTAGATTACAATAATTTTGGTGAGAATGAACTCCGTTACTTTACTTGCCTTAAAGGTACTTTCAATATTTATGATGATGATTGTAGCACAGGTGATGAAGGTTATCTTGCTACTTTTAGTGGGCGTTTTGGTATTTACTATCGTGATGGCTACATTTTCTTTGAAAGGTGGTCAGATTAATGGATTTATGCACTAAACTTGCCCTTAACGCTGATATGTACCATAGTGAGGAAAAGTTTGCTGTTTTCTTTAAAAAAGATTTATGGGTAGATGTAGCAGTTAAAAAAGGTATTATAGAACATAAAGCTACTTTAGAGGGCTTTACATACATTATGTGTAATGATGGTACTAAACCTTTTATTTTAAAAGGTATTATAAATCTTTATAAAGCAGGAGAATGGTTATTTTATATTACAGAAGGGAAACTTGAAGATGTTTTGCAGTCAGCATAATTTTGAGATATTTGAATGTATTACAAGTAAATACGGTAATTTTAAAAAGGGTAAACTTTATACTGCAAGAGCCTATTCCCACATCTGTGGAACAAGACCTGGTGACAGTATTCGTTACAGTATGTTTCAAGTGAGAGATGAGTATGGGGATAAGTATAGTATTGATAAAAATGATATTAATAAACTCTTTAAAGTAGTGAATCGCAAAGACTTGAAGAAATGGGATAAACTTTGCAATGCTTGCGATGAATGTCAATATGGTTATTGGACTAAAGACGGTAGAAAGTGTAAATCAGGTTTACATAAATATAACCTTACAGTAAGTGAGTTTAGATATATTCAGAATTTAATGCAAGATATTTTAAATTATCATACTCCTATGAATTTTGAAGTGTTTACTTTTAATGATGCTGTTGCCAATTTCTTTGCCCGTTTTGGTTATAAAGTTGAAAAATATGATGAGATAAACTATATTATAAGTGAGGGATAAGATGAATTATAATAAAAACTCTTATGCTGATTGGTTAGTTAAATTAATGGATTTCCTCCGTTTCCGTTTTTTAAGAGTCATTGCTTTTATGCTTTTAGTAATTCCTATTTTAGTCTTTAGTATTTTTGGATTAATTTATGATAGAATTATTAAGAGTGGTGACTTACAATATCTTTTTACTCAAACTATTGAAACTTTTGAAGATGTATGGAATTGGAAATAGTGCTGACACGCATGAGGATTAGTTTAGAGCGTTTTTATTTATAAAAGGGTATAGTTATATACCCCCGATAAATTAAACCTCTTAAAACGGAAAAATGGGGCTATCAAGTGGTAGTCCTATTTTTTTTATTTATTTTTAAAATAAGGGTTGACAGTAGCAGTTATAAATGCTATAATAAATACAACAAAAGGAGGTAATTAATATGGAACAGTTCATTAGATTATTTAAAAATGCAGTTGAGGAAATGTATAGGCTGGACAAACTTACCAGTAATATGACTTTTGAGGATTTTGATTTTGATATAAGATTTGGAGAATATCATATTGCATTGGGTAAAGTAGTAGCATACTATAATGTAGCCTCACTTATGCAAGTAGATATTGATTTATTGCGTAAAATTGAAAGGGAGGCAAAAGAACTTTATGATTGATGGTGTAGAAGTTTTTGAAAAAACTAATTTTTATAAGGAGTGGTTTTAAAATGGATATTGTTTTAAATGAACTTGAGCAAGAAAGAATTATTAGCAAAGGTGATAATTTTTTCATAGCAGAGAATAAATTAAAGTTAGGAGAAAGCCTTGTTTTTCGCACTCCTGCATACGAAGTATTAGGATTTGGAAGTGTTAGTAGTTGTTTAGAACTTGAAACAAAAGTTAAAGGCAATAATGTTAAAGTTTATCTTATATATTTTGAGAGAGGCGTGTAGGATGAAAGCATATTGGCAAACCCATAAAAAACTTGAACAGGATATTAATAGAACTTGTGAATGTAGTAATTGCCATTTTGCGCCGTCAAAATTACTTTATATGACACCTTTCTGTCCCATGTGCGGCGCAAGGATGGAGAATATTCCTTTACCTATTACAGATTTTAGAACCGTTGATAAATCAGTTCTTTACCCTTGGCAAAAGATTGATAGAGATGTTTATACTCTTGGTGAATACATAGTTCATATTGATTTTGGAGAATACGAAAACCATAAACAGCTTTATTTTGTGGGCGTAAGGAATTATGAGGATGAAAATGTTGACAATGTTCAAAGTACAGGTTATGATGTTATCAGGAGATATTTAACACTTGATGAAGCTATGCAATATGTAGAAGGATTAATTGAAATGGAGGAATAAAAAATGAAAAAACTTTCACCAACTGAAAGAGTTACAGCATTAGAAAAGGCTATTGCTAAAATGCCCGAAAAGAACGAAGAACATAACAATATTTATCATTGCCCATTTTGTAATAAAATGATTGTTGATGATTTTCTTGGATTACCTAAATATTGTGAAAACTGTGGACAGAAATTAGATTGGAGTTTTATTAATGAATAAAGTAATTGAAATTGTAATAGAGGCTTTAACTAAACAGAGCCCCGAAAAACCTATTTATCCTTCATATGATGACCAAGATTATCCTATTTGTCCCCGCTGCACAAATGAATTACCTAATGATGATTTCTTTGGACTACCTAACTATTGTGAAAATTGCGGGCAAAAATTAGATTGGGGGAAAAGATAATGAAATATTATGTATGGGCAGAAAGATTGACTGATTATTATTGGAGTTCACCTTTTACTAAATTAAAAGATGCATTAGAGGAAGCTAAAGATGTTCTTGAACTTAAAGATGGAGATACTGTATATATAATGAAGGGTGAATTTGCTGATATTCCATACTTTAATATAGATAATATTATCGAGGATATGCAAGAAAGTGCTTATGATGAAGCAGGGGAAGCAGCGGATAGTTATTTAAGTGATTTAACAGTTGAAGATACTTTAGAATTAGAAGATTTAATAAAAGATACAATTAGAAAATTCTTTAAGAAAAAACATTATATGCCCAACTGGTATAACCCTGATTACTATAAAGAGTTTATTCTTGTAGGCGGTAAATGGAGTGAGGTTAAAAATTAATGAATACACTAAAAGCAATAAGTATAATAAATTGGATATTTCTTTTTGCTGCTTATTTAATGTATGCACAAAAGGATATAATGTTAGGGCTTGTAGTAATTATTTCAGCTTTAATGACTATTGGTTCAATAATTCTTATTGATGATAATATAGAGGTAAAATAAATGTTTGAAATAATAACTTTTACAATTACAAATATATTTATATACAAAATGGTTATAGCTTTATGGATGATTGCAATCCTCTATTGTACGATTTATCATGTAGACAACGATATATTTATATTATCAGTAATTCTCATTTCAATGTTTTGTATAATTTTATTATAGCAGGGAGATTTCCCTGCTTTTTCTTTTTAAGGGGTTGACACATTAATGTGTATATAGTATAATAAAGATGTGAAAGGGAGGTAATGAAATTGAAATTAGAAAACATTGTAAGTGCGGTAAAAGATGGGCTTAACACGGAGCGTGGACAAGAACTTGTTGAAAAAAATAATGGAAAGGGAGTTAGAACATAATCCGAATTTAACAGTAGAGGAATGGCAAGAAACGAAACAAAGTCTTTTAACCTTTTTATCTTTGATGGTGATTAAAGAAATGCCCGAAGTAGGTAATGAGGTAAGCAAGGAAATTTATAAAGCATTACAAAATGCGTAAAATGAGGGGCTGAAAAAGCCCCTTTTATTTTGGAAAAATGCGGCGGAAAAGGGGAAATTATTAAAAAGTATATAAATATATAAAAGGTAATAATATAAAAATGATATAGTATATAACATAAAGATAATTACTCTATAATATATAGTAAGTATCAAAAAGATACTGTGAAAAATGCGGCGGGCGCAGGAATAGGATGGTAAAAATGGCGGCCGCAGAAGGTGTATGTATTATAATAGTATAAGAGTATATAAGAGGAATAATAAGAGAATACTCTTGTGCTAATACTATGTTTAAAATTAGTAAAATAGTTTACAGAGGTAACTACTTTAGATAATTACTATGGGTAACAACTTGTATATAATTTTTCTTGGTTATCAAACTTGTATATAAAAAGTTATGGTATATAAAAAGTTATGGTATATAAAAAGTTATGGTATATAAAAAGTTATGGTATATAAAAAGTTATG